GCACGCCGATGCGCTGATGAATGGAGAGCCTGACGTTCTTGATGGCGACGGCGACCCACGGCCCGAGACCCCCAACGCCAAGGTAAGCGGCGTGCCGCCCACTGACGCCACTAAGGGAGATTGAACATGGAGAACGCACCGAGCAACAACGAAGCATCGAGCGGCACGTCCGCGTTGGACGACGGGTTGGGGGTTGCGCCATGCAAACACTGCGGAAGCGAACGCTACATAATCAAGATGCTATACAAAGGCCACCGGAATAACGTTGCCGTTGTTGAGTGCGGATATTGCGGCGGTGACACAACCCCGGTGGTACTGGACTATTTTATGCCAGAAGCCGAGTGTTACAACAAGTGCCGCGAAGCATGGAATGCGGCAAACAAGACCCCCAACTTAAATTCAACGACACCCGATGTCGCGTGAACGCGCCTGTCATGTCGCATAACTCGGCACCGATCACAGGAGAACCGCACCATGACTGAAGTCATCGAACGTGACGCGACACTCGCGCCAGTCAAACGCGACACGCCAACCCCGGCAAAGCCGCCCAAGCTGCTTGACCAGGTGCGCGAGCGCATTCGTGTGCTCCACTATGCCCGCGCCACCGAGAATACCTACCTGCACTGGATCAAGTTTTACATTCACTTCCACGGTCTGCGCCACCCGCGCGACATGGGCGCGGCCGAGGTCGAAGCATTCTTGTCGCACCTGGCTACGGTGCGCGACGTCGCCGCGGGCACGCAGAACCAGGCCATGCACGCCATCCTATTCCTTTACAGGCAAGTACTCGGCGTCGAACTCGGCTGGCTCGACAGCATCACCCGTGCCAAGCCCTCCAAACGGCTCCCGGTCGTGCTCACCCAGGGCGAAGCGCAACGTCTGCTGGCCGCCACACGCGGCACGGCGGGGCTGGTGGTGCGGTTGCTCGACGGCACCTGGCATCGCCCATTCACCACGCTCGAGCTCGCTGCCCTGCAATCTCTGGTTGAGCCCGAGGAATACCTTGAACTCGATGGACTCAGCGACAGCGACTGGCGCGAACGCATCGGCAACGCGGTACCACCAGACGCCGCAGCGGCAATCGCCGGCGTCATGGGGACCACGCTGCTGCTGGCTTGGTCTGGAGAAACCTTCATGCTCTCGGCGTCGCCGATCTGGGTTCGGCCGGTGGCGGTGGCGCTGGCTGTGGCGCAAGGGAGGCAACATGGCTGAAAACACTGAAATTGCCTGGTGCGATTCTAGTTTTAATCCATGGATTGGGTGCACCAAGGTGGGTCCTGGCTGCGATAACTGCTACGCGGAGGCCGACTTTGACCACCGCAAGCACCGCGTCAAATGGGGTACTGGAAATCCGCGCAGCCGCACATCGCCGGGCAACTGGAAGAAGCCGCTGCAATGGGATCGCCAGCATGACGAGTTCTTTGCCGCCCACGGCCGGCGCCGCCGAGTTTTCTGCGCGAGCCTCGCCGACGTGTTCGACAACGAGGTTCCGGAGCATTGGCGTGCCGATCTATTCAGCCTGATCGCTCAGACCCCGAATCTCGACTGGTTACTGTTGACGAAGCGGATCGGAAACGCCGAGCGAATGATGGTCGAAGCGACTCGCGAAATGCGCGCGATCGATCCAGGTCGAGAATTGCTGCACAACGTCTGGCTTGGCGCCACGGTCGTCAATCAGGCCGAGGCCGACCGAGACATCCCGAAGCTGCTGGCGACACCGGCGGCGGTGCGGTTCGTCAGCATGGAACCGCTGCTTGGGCTGGTCGACCTGAGCAGCTATCTTCGCCCGAAGTTCAGACCAGGAAAAGACCCGGATTGGCAAGACCTTCATAGTCCGCTCGATTGGGTCATCGTCGGCGGGGAGAGCGGACCGGAGGCGCGACCGATGCATGGGTCATGGGCATACGACCTGCACGATCAATGCGAGTCGGCCGGCGTACCGTTCTTGTTCAAGCAGTGGGGCGAATGGGTGAACGCTGGCGCGCAGGCTTTCGGGACAGCAGCCGGTGAAGTGCGCCACATTCGCAGCGACGGCACGTTCTGGAACGAAGGCGATGACGCCCTTCAGGACGAGTGCGCCGACGTCTTGACGGTCGTTCGAGTCGGAAAGAAGGCGGCAGGGCGCGACCTGGCTGGAACGCTGCACGACGGATACCCGGAGGCGCGCAAACCTGAGCGCATCACCTACCCAATCCCTGCATTTTTGCGGAGGCAGCCATGAGCATCGCCGACGAAATCCGCCGCGAAGTGGTATTCACAGACTACGAGTGCGCCAACGATGCGCGCATTGAGGTCGTCGTAACCAAAGCCGCCAGCGGGCCGCTTTGCAACATCCGGATGCCGTCATTCCCCACGGCAAGCTTTGCCGGCGCCGACGACATCAAGGAACCCGACCTGCTTCGCAGCTACGCACACTGCCTGCTGATGGCGGCCGATGAAATGGAAAGGATGAAGCCATGACGCCCGCTCAACGAGTCGCCAAGATCCTCGCCGAGGCAGTCGGTAGCGATCTGTCGTCGTGGGAGAAGTTTGAATTCCTGCCCAGCATCAAGCAGCGCGCAACGCTGACGGAGAAGCAGGAGAAGGTGCTGGCCGGCATTGAGGCGCGCGTGCTTGGGGGCGATGATGACTGAGCGCCCAATCCTGTTCTCCGCTCCGATGGTCCGCGCCATCCTCGCCGGCACCAAGACGCAGACGCGGCGCGCGGTGAAGCCACAGCCTGAAGGCCGCGCGTGGTATCCGAAACCCGGATCATCGGTGATAGGCGCGGACCTTGGCGACCTTCTGAACAAGATGCCAGGGTATTGCCCCTACGGCCAACCAGGCGACCGGCTCTATGTCCGCGAGAAGTGGGGAACATGCGAGGCATTTGATAACGTCGCCCCGCGCGATCTGCCTGGCTTTGTGGCCATCAAGTATTTTGCCGACAACCAGATAGTTGGCGCGACGGCTGGGCATGGGCTGATGCTCAAGTCCCGTCCATCAATTCACATGCCGCGCCGCGTCTCTCGCATTCTATTGAAGATTGAATCGGTCCGCGTCGAGCGGCTGCAGGACATCAGCGAGGCGGATGCGGAGGCCGAGGGCTGCTTGCCAATGTTCCCCGACGACGTGCGCGGCGCAAGCAATGTCTATGCGTACTCTCGCCTGTGGGAATCCATCAACGGCCGCGACTCATGGGACGCGAACCCGTGGGTGTGGTGCGTTGAATTCAGGCGGATATGAAACGGGAGTGGGACAGGTGCATTCTCACTCGCCTGTGGTGGAACGGTCAGGAGCCTGTGCCGGGCGACGGATTGCGAACGAAGTCGGGAAGGCTGTATCTGATCATGGATGTTCGAGGGAAGCGCTTGGAATGCCTAGTCCTGCCGAAATCGGAACCGATCGAAGGGACGGTCTTCGAATGGACATGGGGCGCCAGAACAAGGAAAGCAAAATGACACACCAAGGCACTGAAAGCCTGACCGAACTTGCCGACGAGCTTGACGCCGTGGCTCCCAACGTAGAGGCATGGTTTGACCACACTCGCGCGGCCACACTCATGCGGAAGGCCGCGACGGAGATCCGCAGGCTGGCGCCGTTGGATCCAGATATTGATGTAGCGCCGGGCGAGAACTGATACATGCTCACCACGCCCTGGCTATCCCCTGAAGAAGTCGCCGATCTGTGCGAAGGGCTGACGCAGCCAGCCGCGCAGGCTCGCTACCTGAAGCGGGCCTTCAAGATTGAGGCCAAGCGCAAGCCCTCCGGCGCCCTGATCGTCTTTCGTCATCAGCTTGAACCCAAAGCACCAGCGCAACAGGCCCGACCACAGCCAAACCGGGCCGCCTACTTGGCGCTGGTCGGAAAGCAGGCATAGAATGGCTCATCTTCTGCTTCGCGCTGATCTTCGCCTTCATCGCCTGGGCGCCGGCAGCCGTCACGCAGGCGGCCGTCGCAGGAAGCTGGCTGCTGTTCGCCCTGTTCATCGTGGGCGAGATTCTTTGGGTATCAGGCCGCTTCCTTCTCTCGCTTCTTTGACGCCTTCACGGCATCGTTGAAGCGCTGCATTTCCGTCTTGATCCGGTCTTCCAGCATCTTGATGCGCTCGCGCGGCGCATCCTTCTCGACCAGATCATGCTTTTCCTTGCGAAGCTTTTGCACCACGCGTTCGGTGTAGTTCGCACGCATCACCAGCCGCGCCTCGGGATTCTTGGCGATGAACTTGGCGGCTTCCTCGCCCTTCTTGTCTTCCCGAAGACCTTTGATTGTGTTTTCGTACTCCTTGATGCGGTTGATGTTGTTGTAGAAGGTCGTACCCTGGCTGCTTTGCGCATTGGCGTCGCCATAGAACCGGCCGACCAAGGGAATCTTGTGCGGAGGCAAATCCTCGCCGCGCACCGTGGCCATGATCGATTGTTCGGTCTTCGACAGCTCGCGACCAACACCGCCAGTCACCTGGCCAAACAGGTAATCAATCTGGTCTGGCGTCGGGCTCAGGCTGCCGGCAACGTACTTGTTGCCGCCTGACATCGCGTTGATCGCCTCGGCGATCAGCTTTCCCGGCGTGCTGGCCGTATCCTTCCAGAGCTTGTGCCCCGGCGTGGTCTTGTCATAGGCCACCTTGGCAATCGGCTTCTTGGTCCAGTCCTTGTTCTCGGCAATCGCGGCCAGCGGATCCAAGGCGGTCGGCGTGACCATCTGCAACACTGTTCCGTTGCCGCCAATCGGGTTGAAGGCATCCGCGGCGATGCCAAGCAGGCGCGTGACGTGCTTCGCTGGGTTCTTGAATCCACCCATGACGAACTCGGTAGCGATGCGGCCGATGTTGGGCAGGACGGCAAAGCCGAGCGGCATGGGGATCGTGACGTACTTCTTGTTGCCGATCGGGATGATGGTATTGCGCTCGCGCACGAACTCCGGGGGCTCATCATCACCGAAGCCGGCGGCCATCAGCATCAGCGCCTGGAGGCTTCCCAGCAGGATGCCGCCGGCGACGATCTTCTGTCCGGACTTGGACAGCCTGACGGTCTTGATGTCGTTGCCCTGGATGGTGAACAGCGTCTGCGCGATGCGGCCGGTGCCCTGCATGGAAGCATTGAAGAAGGCGTAGAGCGCGCCGGCCTGCATGCCGATCTGCCCCTTGCGGTTGAAATTCACCGTCAAGCTCTTGGCCATCGCCGCCGCCTGCTGCTTACTCATGCCCTGCTCCAGCCCCACCTTGTAGGCGGCCAGGCGCACGGCGTTCTCCATCGACTCGTTGTAGTCGCTCAACCAGTCGAATAGCCAGGTCGCCTTTTGCTGCGCGACGGCAACGGGAACCCGCAGCGCGCCGCCGGCAGTGAAGACCTGACCCAGGGGGCTGTCCATCCATTGCGTCGGGTTGATGGCCCTCTCGATGGCGCGCGCACGGTCGGCGCTGGTGCGGAACATGTCGCGGTAACCAGTCTGCCCGCCCTCATGCTGGAATTCCTCCCACAGTTGAGCGTAGGCCGACGTCGCCGGCTGGCCCTTGCGCATTTGACGGGTATCGATGTAGATCCCGCGCAGGGCCCCGAGCGTGTGCTTCAGCACGTCGGCCTTGTGGCCGGCGATCGGCGTCGACGACAGGTTCAGCATGGCGTCCTGCACGTCTCGCACCAGGTTGGTCACGCCGAAGACCGGGTTGTACTGGGTATTGATCGACGCAAAGTAGCGCGTCACGCGCGACGCCGCACCCATCAAGCCCTCAAGCTGTGCGGCGTCCAGATTCTTCAGCGCGCGCGCCATGTTCATGGCCTGTTCGTTTTCCTCGTTGAAGACGACAGCGCGCTCCTGAATACCACCCTTGCCGTCGGGAACCTTGGCCACGACGACATTCTCACGGCTCTTGTAGCCGGGATCCGGATAGGTCTCAACCAGTCCGGTTGCCGGGTTCAGGCCGGTGATCATCGGAATGCGGTCCGTCATCCAGAAGCCGGGGTTCGGGTTCAGCTTGGCCAGGCCCAGCAGGGACACGGAAACCCGGTTCTTCTCGCCGCGCACGACGGCGCGTTCGCGCTGCATGGCGATGTTGGCCAGAATATCCACCACGGCGCGGGTCGAACCGGTGCGGCTCTTGGACTCTTTGCCCTTGACCGAAAAGCCTTGACCGATGCCCATGCCGCCGTCCTTGTCCTCGCGCATCAGCGGCACGTAATGCTGGAAGGTGTCGGCCCAGCCGTCGATGGTTTCCTGCGATTCCAGCCCATAGCTGACGTAGAGCTTGCGCGTGTTGGCAATGATGGCATCCACCCGGGCGGCCGAGGCTTCCAGCCGCTTGCGCTTCGACGGGTCCAGGCTGGTGAAGTAGTCGTGCGCCTGCTGGTTGGTCATGCCGGAGCCGCCATCGGGAATCGCTGGATTGCGCTGGGCGATCAGGGCATTTGCTTCTTCCGCATGGCGCGCGTGCAGGTACTGGTCGAGCTCATCAAGTGTGAGACCGCGCATGGCCAAATCCTGCGCCAGCGGCGTCAGCTCGGTTTCAACGAACTCCAGCGTCCGCTTTGCCGCGCGGCCATGGAACAGCGATTCCTGCAGGTAGACGTCCCACTTGTCGGCGACTTGGCGCCCGGCAGCCTTGATTGCCTGCACCGTGCGCTTGCTGTCGATGTGCTTGTCCTGAAGGGTCCGGATCACGTCATCCAGCTTGGACGCCTGATAACCGTTCCATGAGGCGTTGTTGCCCGTGGCGCCGCCCTGCAAACCCATCGGGGTCTGACGGACCGGCGCTGGTGCCGGCGGCGTGCCTGTGTTCGGTAGCGCCTGCTGGCGCGTCTGGCGTGCTTCCATCGCGGGAGATCCGGACTTCGATGCCATCGCCGGGATCATATTGCCGGCGCCGGCAAAGTGATCCTCTCCAGCCGCCACCTTCAGGCTATGCAGCACCATGTCCTGAATATCGCCGGCCTTGATCAGACCGCCGTAGCCGATCTGCACGATCCAGCGCTTGACCGCGGCGAGCATTTCCTGCCACCATGGCTTTGCCTGAATGTCGGCATCCTGGCCGATGTTGGCCAGCACTTCATGCATGAACTCGGCAGAGTTGTCTGCGTATTCCGGATAGAGCTGGCGAACCGTGGCGAAGGCGTCGCGCACGCGCTGATTGCCGAACTTCTCCATGGCGCGAACGCGCCTCGTTAGCGCGGCATAGCCATCCTTCCCCAGCATCCCCTCAAGCCCGTGGTGTTCGCCAATCTCGTGCAGGATCTCGCGGACGGCCGTCTCAGGTCGCATCCGGTCGGCGATCAGGTAGGCCACATTGCCGTCATACAGGGCGGTACCTGTCTCGGAAAGCGTCAGGCCATACGGCAGATCGTCGGCGGTCTTGAGGATGCGCAGCAAGCCCTTCTGTTCCAGCCGGTCGATCACGGCCTTTCCGATCGACTGATGAAGTCCTGAGCGAATCGATCCGACCGTCTCGCCGGTGTGGATCCCGCCGCGTGAGGCAGCGATGATCATTTCAGCCTGCTCTCGCGTCATGGAATCGGAGCGGGATTCGAGTGCGCCGCCGCTTTCGCCAGGCTTCGCGACAAGATGCTTTTCGCGAATGAACCAGCCGCCGTCCTTCTTGAACGTGAATTCGTCGATCTCCTTCGCCTGGTCGCGCGTCAGATCGGTGCGAACCACGCCGCGCAGCGTCTTGCCCTTCTGCGTGATGTGCTCGATGATATTCAGGCCCATGGTCTCGGCCGCCGCCTTTGCAGCTTCCTGATCAACGACAGGCTTGGCGGCTTTCCCGGTCTTCGACGGCGCGGCCTCGACCTCCACAACTTCAGGCTTCGCGCGGCCCTCGACCGTTGTTCCTTCCATGCGATCGAATAGCTCGTTGATGTCCTCAACATCCACAAAGCTTGGGCTGAAAAGTTGCGGCGCGTCGGGCGACTTTTCGATCACCACGATGCGCGTAGCAACCTGCGTACCAGCGCGCTCGAAGGTCACGTTCGGCATCACCACGTCGGCAACCAGATTCAGGCCTTCCGCCGGCTTGTAGGACTCGGTGCGCTTGCCGGGGATAACAGCTTCAACGGCAGTCACGTTGATGCTGCTGGCTTTGTCCGCTCCTTCTGGCCGAATGTAATAGACCCCGTTGATCTTGTCGGCGCGATCAACAACCATGTCACTGTTCCGCCCGAACCCGAATATCCTTACCGTGTCCCCTCGATGAATTTCCTCTCCAACATTAAGCGCTGAAGCTGGAACGATCGGCTTGCTGGCCTTCTCACTTTCCTCATAGAACCACTTGTCGAAGCGCTTGTCAGCCGCAGGTCCGCGCGGGATCAAGGCGACAATGCGCCCGCCATCGCGCAGGTGCGTCGCCGCCTTGGCCAGATGGTCGATCGCCGTCTTGCCTCCGGATCCGAAAGGCGGGTTCATCACGATGGCGTCGTACTTGTTGACGATGTTCAGATCCTCGAAATCGTGATCGAGCATCGTGCCGTCGAAGACCATGGCCAGGCGTGAGCGCAGCGTCATGCTCGGTTCGATGGCGGTTCGCACGGCCGTATCCGGCATCCAGCGCGCGATGGCGCCGTGGCCGGCGCTGGGTTCCAGCACGGCCTCTCCCGGCCGGATGTCGGCCCACTCCATCATCTTGAAGCCGACCGGCTCAGGCGTCGCGAAGTAGTCGACACCTTCCTGCGCCTTGGTCTTGGCGGTCTTCTTCTGGGTGCCGAAATAGAAGGCGCGGGCGCGGTCGTATTCTGTAATTGCCTCGTTCGCCGCGCGGTCGCGCTCCTTGCCGCCCTTGCCCTCGCCGTCCATGCCGGCGCGGTAGTCGTCGGATTCCTCGAAGCCGGCAATGAACGCATCCTTCAGCGCCCGAGCCTGCTCACCCATGCCCAGATTCTCGGCCGCGCTGGCGCGCTGGGCGATGGTCGTCGCAAAGGCCCACTTCTCCCAGTCGGTGCCGGTGTTCAGGTAGCGGAAGATGGCATCCGTGACCTGGCCGGTGCGGTAGATGCGGCCCTCCTGCTGAATGGCCGTCGTCGGCGCCGTGGGCTGGCCAAGGTTGAATAGCACGCGCTGATGCACGCCGGTCGTGTCATGCAGGCTGATGCCTTCCTTTCCGGCATCCGACTGTACGAGGATCACTTGCGGTCCGCTGGCGTCGTCCTGGAACTTCTCGACGGCGGCGCGACGCTGCGCTTTCGGCACGTTGCCATTGAACAGCAGCACGCCCGGGAATTCCTGCTGGAATGTCGTGATCGGTGAAGACGCACGCCACAGGTCCGATTCGATCAGGTCGGAGAATTCCGTGGTGAATTCCTCGACCACGCGGTTGTAGGCGTCGTTTTCCGCCTGCGCTTCCTTGGATTCGGCGGTGCCGGAAATCGGGGAGATCCGGAACGGGTTGAATCCGCCGCCCTTCTTGTAGTCGTGAAAGACGACAACCTTGCGGCCCAGCGCCAGATGCTCGCGAACGTGCGGCACGACCTCCTGCGCCTTGATGGCTTCGAGCAGGTAGCGCCGCGACAGGTAATCGAATTTCTCCGCGATCTTGTCACGCAGTTTGCCCAGCGCCACGGCGCGCGGGTCGGCCTTGGCCATGATGGCGGCAATACGCTCTCCGGCTTCCCCGGTGCCCCTGTTCTGCGCCTTGCGTTGCGTCTCGAACCACTCCAGCGCCTGATCGATGCGCGCTCCGATGGCTGATTCGACCAGGATGAAACGGCGATCATAGTCCGCCTTGACGTCCAGCATTCGGCCCGCCACGGCGCCGCGCTTCTTCAGCCAGCCATTGAACTGGCGCTGCATCAGGCCACGGTCGACCTTGGAGTCCGGCTCGGTCAGCTTGCCGTAACGCATCCGGTAGCCGAAGTGCTGCATGAAGAACTGGTCGCGATTGCTGCCCTCGTTGTAGCCCCGGAATTCGTTGCGCTCGTCGCCGCGTCCCTCGTTGTAGTCGAATAGGTAGCCATTCGCCCAATCGACAGTCTTCTCATAGGCAAACGGCGTCGCCGACAGGAACAGGGCGCGCGGCCTGGCTTCGCCCTGGCGAGCCGCGATGTCCTCCTTGATGGCCTCCACCTTGGCATCGATCTCGCGGCGCAGCGAATCAATCTTGGTCTGAGTTCCGCTCTCGGCGTGCCAGTTGCGCTCGTCGTCAGACATGCGCTGCGACTTGGCCAGCGCTTCAAGCTCATCGAGGCGCGCGTACAGGTCGGCATGCAGCATCCTTGCCCGGGTGTAGGCGCCATCAGGGTGCAGCGTCAGCGCCTGGAGCGCATCGAGCGCCAGCGTTGCCTCGCCGCTCGCATTCATGGCGAGCTTGTGCGCCTCATCGGCGACAACCAGATCCCACTCGCGACGCGCTAGTTCCGGGTTCTGTCCGAAGTTGGCGTAGGTGGTGATGACGATCCCGCGACCGGCGTCCTTGGTGTTCTCCAGCAGGGAAATGTCGAGTCCGAGCAGCTTCCCAGACTTGCGCCAGTCGTCGGCAATCTTGTCGTTCGGCACGGCGATGATGACGTTGCGCTTGCCAGAAACCGCCATGCGCTTGATGATGCCAAGGCCGGTGAATGTCTTGCCGGTACCGGTGCCGTTGGTGAACAGCATGCCGTAGCCGTCGGGCTTGGCAAACCGGGTTTCTGCAATGTGGACGTCCTGCTGCTGGCCTTCGGTGAGGATCGGCAGCGTCTCACGGATATTTGCGATGCCCGGCTTGTGCTCCAGCCGGTCAGCCGCCTGTTGCTTGGCCTTGGCCTCGTCTAGCGATACTCGGCTTTCAGCAAGTTCTGCAAAGAGGTCTGTTGAAGTGGGCTCAATGGGCGATCCATCGAGGCTATCGCTATCGCTTCCGCTATCGACACCACTTCCGGCAGCGCCTGCCTCAATGACGGGTCGCCCTGCGCCTGTATATATCGACTGATCGCCTGGTTCTCCAGCAGCAGGGGCTTCAGGTCCGAAAATGCTGCTGCCACTGCCTGCCCGACCTTGGGCTTCAGTTCCTGATACTCCCGATTCTCGAGATCCGACATCGCCTGATCGTCCAGGGCGAATGCTTTCCTCGCCCATTCCGTCTTCAGGGTCTGCGTCTTCGCTATCTCGTTCCAGATCGGCGCCGCTACGCTGCTCAGGCCCATTGTCGATACCTCCTGTTTCCATTGTAGACCATGCCGATATTTCGTCCTTGCTCTCTACGGCCGCAACCACAGCCGGCTTGTCGGCGCCCTGATCCTTGTAGCGTCCTGCCATGCCGATATAGGCGCCCTGCAAATGGTCAATCGTGATCTGGTCGGCAACGTCGGCGCCGAACTTCGATTGAATGGCACCGAGCACGAACCGCGCGGCTTCCTTGAACTTGTAGTAGCCCTTGCGGAAGGCGGCATCGAACAGCTTGGTCAGGACCGGGATCAACTTTTGTTCCTGCTCCGGCGTGAATGTCGCGCGGAAGTTCTTGCCGATGATGTCGCCCAGTTCCCCCATGGCTTCATCGAAATCGGCATCGGCTTTCTCGGCCGCCACCTTGTCCGGATCGGAGGCGGCCGGATCGGTAACGCGATCAATGATCCGATCCTTGCCCGGCGTCGTCCGATGCTCTCGCACTTCACCGGCCGGCACCCACTCGTCGCCCTGCTTCTTGACTTGCTGCACCGTCACGGACCAGTTGCCGGGCTCCTTTTCCTCGAAGGCCAGCACCTTGTCCTGCTGGTTCCAGTAGTCGACGTGGATGATGTTGCCGGGGGTGTAGAACTCGCGGATTGCGATCATCGGGTCGGCGGCTTTTGGCTTCCTTGGCTTTTTCGCCGTCGCGCCAGCGCCGACTTTCATTCCACCGGCAAACGCCTTCGTGGTGTCGCCCTCGGTCAACCACGTCTTGAAGTCGGCAACGGAAACCTTGGTGATCGCTCCCAGGCCCCGCCATCCCTTCTCATAGTTGGCGAGGTAGCCGGCGCGAGCCTCGGCTTCGGACTTCCATCCGATCATCACCTTGAATTCGTCGTAGCGGCCGTTGGCTTTCACCTGGTCAATGACGAAGATCGGACCAGAATAGTCGGTCGGCGTGCCGGGTTTGATGAAGACGTCGACGTGATCCTTGTCGTTGCTGACTGTTCCCCTGATGTAGCCGTAATGGCTTTTCATGGTGACCGACCACGCCTTGCCGTTGGCGTCGGTGCCCGAGCGCGTCGAGCCTTCGGGGTTCTCGATGCTGATGTCGAGCCCGGCCACGGTTGCATGGCCTTTCGAGTAGTTACCTGCCTCGATCTGCGCCGGCGTCGGCTCCGGCTTGTCGTTGTGCGGGCTGGTGGAGGCTTCGTGTGCCGCCGCATCGACGGGGGCGCTGAAAATGTCCTGCTGCCCCTGCGCCGCCAGAACATCGGCGGGGCGGTCGCTCCCGGTCAGATTGAATGCGCCGCGTTCGGCGTCGGCCTGCCGCTTGTTCTCGGCGGCCTGTTCTTCCTTGAGGCGTTGCGCCTCAGCGGACTTTACGCGCTCTTCGTCGGCGCGGATTTCTTCGGCGGATTGGCCGGCGAGCTCGAGGACTGGGCGGCCTTCGCCTCGCGTTGCCTGCGGTTGATTGTCGCCAGCACCTTCGCCTTGTGTGTCGCGTCCTTCGCGTTCTTGATGGGCATCGATGGCCTCCTGCAATGCGTTTGTCTGTTCACGATACAGCAAAACATCCCTGTCGGCAGACGTTTCGCCTTGGTAGAAATCGGCGATTCGGTCGAGGATGGCATCGGCTTGGTCTTGAATTCCTGCCTCGATCGCGGCTTCGTAGGCTGCTGCCATACCCTTGCCAGCGACCCCAATCTCCTGCTCGATGGCTGCCTTTACTTCGGCCTCGATCTCTTCGAGTCGGCGCGGGATGATTCCGCGCTTCGTCTCGATGCCGTACTCATCGGCCATGCGCAGCACATCGGAGCGATGGCGCTTGGTTTCTTCCTCGGTCATTGCGGCCGCTTGGCGGGCCTCGTTGAGCACGACATCGCCACCGGCGTGCTGGCGGATCAGTTCGCGCAGGGCGTTGGCGAGATCCTGCCCGTTGGCGTCGTGCGGCAGCATGTAGCCCTGCTCGTCGCGCATCTTTTCAGCGATGAGTGAAACGTCGCCCCATGCCGCGTCGTTGGCCTCGCCATCGCCACCGCGCGCGACTTCGCCATAGAGGCCCGGTGCGATGATGTCGAGGTCGTTCTTCAGGTTGCCTGAGAGCTTGCGCGCCTTCTTCGGGGTGGCCGAAGCACCCAGCAGCGCCTTGCTGATGGCGTTCTGCTGCTTGATGCTGATCTTGGTCGCATTTCCAGCACGGTCGGTTGCCGAGACCAGCACGCGGCCATCCTTGCCGGCAGTCACCGTCGCGACGATCTTGGCCGTCTTCAGCACATCGGCGACTTCATCGCGGCCGAATCCGGTGATCTCGAGCTTGCCGCCACGGATGCGATTCACGCCCTGAACCGTGCCGGCGGGTTCGTCAGGCTGACCGGCTGGCGGTGTACTAATTTCGCTATCGATTGGCAGGGAATTAGTAGACGCTGGCTGGGCGGTCGGCGGAACCATCAAGGATTCCTTGACTACTGGCGCATCGGCGCTGGCTTGGCGTTCGGCGACTCGCGCCCGCATTTGGGCGAGGCCTGGCGGAACGGCATTGTCACTTTGCTGGGTGACAATCGGCGTGCTGCCGGCGCCGACTTTTGCTTGTGGCATAATGGACGGAGCCGATGACGCGTCAACGCCACCGGCCCCTAGCACAACGTCACTATTGGGAGTCACGCTATGCCTGTCGTCAATTGTACCGCCTGCGGTACCCCCGTTTACATCAAGCCGTCCAGGCTCGTTGCTACCGGAAACTTTTGCAGCCTGCCCTGCTTCCGGAAGCACTACAGCGCCGGGCAGCGCAACGGCGTTCATGTTGCCTGCGCCAATTGTGGCAGCGTTGTTTACCGAAAGACGTCCAGGATTCCCGGCAGCGGTTTGGTGTTCTGTAGCTACGCCTGCCGTGGCATTCATCAGCGCACGGGTTACATTGGAAGGAACGGGTACTTGATCATTGCTACCGGGGACGGGAAGCCCACCCTCAAGCATCGATGGGTTATGGAACAGCATCTCGGGCGTAAGCTTGAATCCAGCGAGATAGTTCACCACATCAACGGGGATAAGCTTGACAACCGCATCGAGAATCTGGCGATCATGACTAATGCTGAACATACGGGCCATCATTTCCCGCAGCGCGCCACCATCAACGACATCCGCCCCTTTTTCGATGCCGGGCTTACCGTTCGCCAGATCGCCAAGCAGGTTCACTCCGCCACTCGTGTTGTTGCCAGAGTTCTCAGGCAGCACGGGCTGCGAACCAAGCACATGCCCAGGTAGCTGTTGCGGTCCGCTGGGTACGGTATCCGCCGCACCCAGCGCAGGGTTTCCACCAACCGATGGGGGAATAATCGACGATGGCTGCACCAGGGCGGCGGATTCTGTCAATGGGTCGGCCAGCAATGCATCAATTTCCGATTGCGTTGAAGCAAGCGATTCGGCAATCGGCGGAGCGATCCCAGCGCCCATATCAGCAACGGCGGCGGCGGCGGCTTGCGGGGTTTCGGCGGAGGCAACATCTTCCGGGGTGGCACGAGGGATTGCAGGTCGAGCGCTTGGCGGCGTCAGCAGCCCGCCGCCGACCGCCATCGCCCCGCCGCCAACTGCACCAAGGCCGGCGGCATCGAAGGCCTGACGCTGCGCTTCTGGCGACTGATTCCACGGCGCGATGTTGGCTTCCTTTCCCTGCCCCCACTCTTCCAGGCCAGTCTGGAAATACTCGGTCCCGCTTTCGATGGGGATCGCTCCAGCCGCGGCCACTCCTGCGCGTGCAACGCGACCGCCGATCCCAGTCATTCCGGCCGCCGGCTTGAACATGCCTGACTTGCCCAACATCAGGTCGACACCGATCTTGTCGCCGACGAATTCCAGGCTGCCGGCGGCAAGCGTTGCGCCTAGCCCCTTGGCGATCTCGTCGCCAGTCAGCGGACTCCCGCGCTTTGCCGACTGTTCGGCCAGCCCGCCCATGATTTCGCCGCCCTCCATGCCGAAGGCTTGAGCACCGATGCCGACCTTTGCGCCGATGTTCGCCGCTACGTTGGCAACCGCCATCCGCTGCACAACATCGGCCGCAAGTGCCTTGCCCTCCTGCGCTGCGCCGATGCGCGCGGCTTCCTTTGCCACCATGCCGGCAGCCAGGTGCTCGGCGGTTCCCTTCAGCGTGGCTTTCCCGAGTACGGCACCGATGCCGCCGGATGCCAGGGCTTCCAGCGCCTGAACGCCGCCATAGCCGAGGCCGTACTGGAGCCAATCCACCATCGCGCCGTAGTCGCCTTGCTTGGCGCGCTCCCATGAATAGGTGAGCGAGTCGGTTTCCTTGGCGTCCTTTTGGATGTCGGCGCCAGCCTCTTGGTACTTCCTGACGCCGAATTCCTTGACGGCAGAGGAAACGCCACCCTCACCAAGCGCGGATTCGGCGACGGCCCCGGCAGCACCGATCAGGCCATAGCCAAGTTGCGGCAACTGCTTGGCCGCCGTCGTCGCGCCGCGCATGAAGTCGCCGGACTCGGAAACCTTCGGCAACTCATACCCAAGCCGGCCAAGAATCTCGGCGCTTGAATATCCGTTGCCGCGAATCGCCTTCGGATCGAATCCGGCATCGGCGGCCAGTATGTCGGCAATCTCGTCGTGGCTGTAGCCGCGCTCGATCGCGGCATTGATGATGGAAATGTCGGCCATTGCTTACTTGCTCATGAGGATGGCTTGGCGCTCGGCATCGTCGCCAGAGACCACCTTTCGCGTGCCGTCCTGGTACGTGGCGACGAACTGTTTTCTGCCAAACATGGACTGCCCCGCCGGCTCCAGTTTCACTACAACCGGCTGCACATCCTCGGTCGTCATTCGCGGGGCGGCGCTTGCCGTGGCGCTGGCCGCCTGTGCCGGCGCCTGCTGATTCTGCTTTGGCGGGAACAGGTCCATCATCGAGCGCTGAGGTGCTGTGGACTCGGGTTGCGGCTTAACCTTCCGTGTAGTCGTTGTCTTGGCTCCAGTCTTGTCGTCGATGCTTTCCGTATGGATGGTGGTGTACTCACCGACCTTCCCGCCCAGCAGGAGGTCGATGGCCTCCTTGTCTGACTTGCCCATACCCTTGAGCGCCGTTATGTTGCGCATCAGCTCGGTGGCCTTCTCGCTACCGTTCTTTGAGGCCGCCTTGAGTTCTCCCAGCGTCATAGCGAAGTCGCCCTTGATTTGAGCGATCTGCAAAGCATTCTCGAACCTGCCATTGGCGATGGCCGTCCTTATCTCGCTTGCGAAATGCTTTTCATCCATGGCCGCGATGGTCTTGATGTCGCCCTGGGCCAGCAGCATGTCCTTGGTCGTCGGTTCCTGCTTGTATCTGCCCTCGGCCTTCGCCTGATTCACGGCATCGAGTCCGGCTTGCGCGCCTTCCGGGTCCGTGCTGGCCAGCGCGTTGTAGGCGTCGGTCGCACTCTGAGACAGCAGGCCTCCGCGCTTGTCGGCAGCGGCTTGCGCTTCGGTCTGAACCCGCCCGCGTTCCTCCGCTGCATCGGCCTTGTTGCGGCCCCTGGTCGTCAGATCCTCGTTGGACTTGAGGCGGCTGCTGTACTCGGCGATGCGATTGGCCTTTTCCTCATCCATCATCGAGCGCAGCGCATATTTCGTGGTGTCTTCGACTGCGCCGGCCGCTCCGGCAAGTGCTCCCATCAACAGGCCCATGATTTACGCCCCCATCGGTTGCGAAAGAAGGCCGCCAGCGCCTTGCGCCGGTGCCGCCGGTGTGCTCGCCTGGCCGGGCTCGGGATTGGCCGCTGGCGCCCCGTCCTGACCCTGATCCTGCAATTTCTGGATGTGCCCGACGCTAGCCATCAGCGCATCCGGCTTTACACCGGTGCCCTCGAACAGCTTGAACACGAACTTTTGCACGGCCGCCCCCATGTCCTCGGCCGTCACAGTCTCGCCGCCACCCTGAGCGATGAAGTCGGCGGCGTGAAGCATCAGTTCGATCCCGGCCGGGATGATCAGTTGTTGCGGAAAGGCGCCCTTGGTGTTCTTCAGCATCATCGCCATCAGGGCGGCGACGCCCTCGGCGAGCTTGTCGGATACCTCGCCTTCGGCCTGCATCTGCTCCAGCAGCAGGTGGTGGGTGCTCTTGTCGAACATGATCTTCATGCCGGCGGTCACCACCTTGTCGTAGGCCTCGCGCATGGGCGGCGGCACGTTCTCGCGCAGGCCCTGGCGGATCTCGGTCGAATCGAAAGGTTGAGCTTGCCCCTCCGGGCCGGTAGCCGGATTCATCTTGTCCATGTGGATTCCTTATGCGGGTGCGGATTGACCAAAAAGCCGCTGCATCGCCGCCGTGCGGTCGGCGATGTACTCGGCGTAGCTGCGCGTCTGGCCATTGGCGTTGGTGCCGAAGGCGGCGCTCCGGTTTGCTCCGAAGCTGCCCACACTGGTCACCGGAACGCCGGCATTCTTCTTCTCGATCGCCGCGGTCTGTGCCTCAGTCAGCTTGTTGCCTGCCTCGGTCTGGCTTTCCTTGAGTGCCAGCAGCTTGTCGTTGGTTTCCGACTCTGCCATGCCCTTCAGCGCCCCCGACCCGGCATTGATCAGCGCCATCTTGGTGAAGTCGCCGGAGCCATTCCACAGCCCCTTGAGGCCATCCACTACGCCACCGCTCGACGTTGCCGCGTTGGTGCCGAGATTCGCCCCGACCGGACTGTTCAGCAATCCACCGTTGAGATTCGTTCCGACCTCAACACCCGGCGCCACCGATCCCGCCGGGAACTCCACCCCAAGCTGACTCACGTTGGGCGCTGGAACGCCAGAACCAAGCAAACCGTTACCGCTTCCGGCCATGATGCTCTGCGTATCAACCTGCGGAACGATGCTCTGCGCTACCGATGCATCACCGACCGGATTGATTACAGCGTCAGTCCCCGGCGACGCGCCGTAATTTGCGCTTCCCGTGAATTGATCGACCACGCCATTGACGCCATCGGCCTGATACGCCTGGCTGAAGGAATCGAAGCCGCCCTGCTGGAAGAACTGCCCGACGCCGCCCGCCAAGCCGGCCAGCATGCCCAGCGAAGAAAGCGTCTTGTTGCCTGTGATAGCGCCGAGCCCAGACATCACGCCGCCGGCGATCATCAGCCCGCCCATCAGGCCGCCAGCGGCGAGGCCTGCGCTGACACTGGCGAAGGCACCGAATACCGCGATGGCCGGTCCGCGACGCTCGCCGAAAGCTGGCCCGCGCATGGCATCGCCCACGGGCTCTCCCATGGCCACCTGCCGGCGGTGCGTCGTGTAGTACAGCGGACGCGGCCGCAGTTCCTCAAGAATCTTGCTGTGCATGGCGGGATTTCCTCTCGAATGGAAGGTGGTCGAGCCACCAGTAGCGGTAGAAGACGTCTTCGTTGGTTTGCACGAAGCCCAGGCGCTGAATGAATGGCTCCGTGCCGTCGCCGGGAGCGGAGCGCGTCGTCAGAAAGTGCTTTTCCGCCAGCAGCTCGGTGAAGAACTGGCGAGCGATGCGCCGCGACCAGCCGCGGCGACGATGCTCCGGCGCCACCGCGACGTGGATCTCATTGCCCTGGAGCATCACGTCGCCGTAGTAGATCCCGTCGACGCGGATCGCGCGAAGCTCCCAGCCGACCGGGACGCACCCGAGATAGTCGGCGATGGCGCTCACGATCAGGGTCAGAGCAAGAATCCGCGCTCTTGCATGAATGCGACTGGATGCTTCGCGTACTTCTGTTGGTTGCAGGTGGAGCGCAGCAATTGCACGTTGCCAAAGGTGTTGGTTCCACCAAGAGCAATCGGAATAATGTGGTCCAGGTGGTAGTCGTCGCCAAGCGGTTGACCGCAACAGGGACACTTTCCACGCTGAAGCGCGTAGAGCTTTTCGTGTGTCCCTTGCGGTAGCTTTCCGCCACCATCACGCTGCCTGACTCGCCGATTGTGGTTGTTGATCAGGATCGCCTGGCGATTCTTTGCCGCCCATGCAGCGACGGCCCTCTTGGCTTTCTCCGGATTGTTGGCTCTCCATTTCGCGCACGCCGCTCTGTACTGCTCCTTGCGCTCGGCATAGCGCGCTGCAGTCTTTGCTTTGGCGGCCTCCGGATTCTTCTTGAATCGATCTACGGCGTGCACCTTGCAGCGGTCTGGATTGGCAGCCTTCCATGCCCGGCTGTGCTCGTTGCTGCACTTGCGGCACATTCCCTGAAGGCCGTCCTTCAAGGCCCTGTTCTTAGCAAATTCAGAAAGCGGCTTTGAGGTGCCGCACTTCGAACATGTTTTCATCAGAAAGTCAGGATTGCTCCGAGTTCAAGGCCACTGACAGCAGATACGACGTCCATCCCGGTTTTCAATAGCTGCTTCTGATTTTCGATGGCAACCTGCTTGTCCTCGGCCGATATGTCGGGATTGTTCACCACGTCAGTAATGTTCTGCATGACCTTGCCGTAGAGCGCTCCGGCCTGCTCGTTCGAAGAAATCATCTGCTTGTAGGTCGATTCGATCGCGGCCAGATCCTTCTTGGTCGTGTCGGACATGAGCTGGAGTTGCGCCTTGCTCGCGGCGTCGGCGTTGCTGATGTTTACCTTGAACTGGTTGTCGAGGTTTTGCATCAGCACCTTGTTTGCCGCCTCGGCATCGGCCGTGCGCGCCTGGGCGGTCACCGTGTTGCTCTGCTCGATCAGTCGATTGCCGGCGGCGGCGGCAAACTCAGCGGCGCGATTCGTCGCCTCCTGATTCGTCGCGTTCGCCTGGTTGGTGGCGCCGGCCTGGAATTCGGCTGCCCGATTGGTGGCGTCCTGATTCACCAGCGACTGCTTGTTGGCGGCATCGGCGCCGAACTGGCTGGCGACGTTGCTGGCGTTGGCGTTGAAGTTGGCCGACTGCGCATTGGTCTGGGCATCGGCCTGCGCGATCGGCAGCGCGGCATCGTAGAGCGCCGACTGGCCGGCCCCTACGGCGAGGCTGCTGTTCAAGAGCCCGCGCGAGTTCATGCGCATATTCGATCTGGCCTCGGCCTGCTTCAGCAGTGGGCTTCCGGAATCCAGAATGTCCTTCAGTTGCCCGGATACCGTCTGGCCAGCATCGACGTTCCATTTCGTCGGGTCGTAGCCGGTCGATGTCCCGGCGGTGGCGTTGTACCCGGTTCCCGTCAGGTCGGTCTGCGGCGTGAAAGTCGTTGGCGTGGTCAGTAACCCGCCGGTGACTACTTTCGCGGGGTCCGGAGCTGCCGGCGCGGCGGCCGTGGTGTAAAGCGGGTCTGCCATGGGATTCCCCTTATTTCAGCCAGTCGGTGATGGATTGGAAAACGCCGGCCATGTTCTGGTCAAACACGGAGCGCGCCTGCGGTTGCGGTGCCATCTGTTCCTCGCGGAGCCGCCCGGCGTTCATTTCGATGTCGCCGGCGATCCGGTCGGCCTGGCGGGTGAGCAATCCGCCGGCTTTACTGAAGTCGGCATTGACGGAATCCCCTTTGTCGGAAAGCGTGTCGAGCGCCTTGCTCGATGCCGTCGCGGTATCGATCTGTCCCTGGGTCACTGGTTTGACGAACGGCTTGTCGTTCCAGCTTGCGTAGTACTGGTCCATGCCGTAGTTGTTGGGAAGCGAGGTAATTGGTGTGCCGTCTGATCCCCGGCGGATGGTGGCCTTGTCGGTGTTCTGCCAATACCACCCGCCACCGTCGCCGCTGGAGTAAGAGCCCAGATACATGTTGCCGGCGCCGCCGTGATACCACTGGCTTCCTCCCCACTGCGGATTGTGCGCAACCACCGTTGGGTAACCAGGATTCGCCGCCACCCATCCGATCACCTGCCACAGCTCAACGCCACCGGGCTGGCTGTCGTTCTTCTTGGACACGGCACTGTTGCGGAAGGACTCGACCTGGGCGTTGTAGTCCTTCACCGTCGCTTCGTGCGGAGCGGCTTCGGCCTTGATTTCGCGCATGTCGTGGGAGTAGCTGCGGTTCAGCGTCTTTTCCTGTCGTGCCAGGCGGTCGGCATCATCCTGATATCCGGTGAGCAGTCCCATTACGCAATGCTCCTGTCAGCGTTTTCGGCCCATTCCCACTTGCCCCAATCCCAGTTCCAGAGCTTGTGCCACTCGTAGTCCATCAACTCGATCTCAGTGGGAAATGGCTTGCGGTTGTCCATCACGTACCGCACATCGCCGAGCGTGACGACAAGAATGGCGTGATACCGCTCTCCCTTCAGCGCGTCTCGCCATTCCCCGGTCATCGGGTCTTTGAGCCTGAACGGCTCCACGAAGGCACAGATCAGGACGAGCGATTCCTTGGGGCACCCGAGAGCCCGCAGCGCCCGATACTTGGCAACGGCGAAGTTGCTGCACGTCCCACCGTCGCCGTCGGCGTCAATCGGCTCCCACAACGGATCAACACCAGCCGTGTATGAAAGCTCGTTGATCCGCGCATTGACCTCTTTAAGAGCGCCGTAGTCGATCATTTTCAGCACTCGTCAGGCGTGGGGATCGTCTTGCAGTGAGCATCCCATCCCACGGGCGGCGGCGCCACTTCTCCGGAGCCCTTCAGCGTGCCGGACTTCGGACAGCCGGCCAGCATCAAGCAGGCAGCGAGGATCAGGATTGCTCTCACGGCTGCGGCTCGGGTTCGGGCTCGGGCACCGGCACCCTCGACCACACCAGCGCCATGACTTGCTCGCTGGCGGCAGCAATACAATCCAGCGCCGCCGTGCGCTCGGCGTCGTCCTTGGTCTTTTCCGGATGCGGCTCGGGGCCGTCCTCGCCTTCAACCGTCTCCGGGCCATCGTAGGACGGTAGCGCCAGTCTGATCTCGGCCTGCTCGTAGGCCATCACCTCGCGCAGCAGCGCCGAATTGCTGCGCGCCAGATCGACCTCGGCGGCGATCTCGTCCATGTAGGCATTCAACGCCGCCACATCGCCCAGGCGCAGCGCCCGCTCGCGCTTCCACTGCGGCCATTGCGAGGCGATGATGTCCTGCGCTCGGGCCTGTATCGTCGCCTCGTCCATCGGGGTGTTGCCCATCAGGTCAACCGTCAGTGCGCTCATGCTCAAACCCTCTTCGCCAGAATCGAAATCCAGTCGGAAACCGTCGCGCCTGTGCCGAGCACGGCCGACCACTTGAAGCCGTCGAACGATCGCGTCCATGACGTTGTTTCGCGCTTGATGCTGCCCTGCTGATAGACCGCGACAATCTCCCACCCGACCGGCAGCGTGAAAGTCGTCTGCGAGGCCGTCGCCGTGAAGTCGTGGGCAATCAGGTTCTGCCCGAAGCGCGCCATCTGCTCGGCATCGCGCAGCAGTTCCTCGCGCAAAGTGTAGGCCGGGACATAGACATCGACCCCGCTCGCGCCGCCTTGAACGACTACGCCGGCACTGGCAGCAAGCGCCGTGATCGCGCCGACCGGCGTCGCCTCGCTGGATACGCGCACCAGACCCTTGAAGGCGCTGCGGCCGTAGCTGGTGCCGACATGCAGCAGATCGGTGTCCTCGTCGTAGGCAAGCGCCGTGACTGCGTTGCTGGTGCCGGCAAGGCAGCATTGTGCGTTCGCCTCGAACATGGGGCGCTCGGTTTCGTAGATGTGTTTGATCTGCTCGGCGCTAGGCACAGTCGCACCCGCACGCCAGAGGGCAAGCGTGCCATTGGTCGCCGGGTTGGCATGCTGCGAATCCACGCCGATGTCGCACACCGCCGTCGCGTTGTTGAGCGTGAGCAGGGCCGCCCCCGTCGCCGTTGCGTAGCTCACGCCGTTGACGTAAATCGTCAGCGTGCCGGCGCTGTAGGTCAGCAGCACATGCTTCCACGTCGCGTCGTCAATCGCGGCGGCACCCGTTGCCGTGCGCGTGGTAGTCCCATCGTAGGCGCTGGCCGACAGGTAGCTCGTCGTCACGTCGACCTGTAGCCGGATCAGCTTGCCAGTCGTCGGCGAGTCGCGGCAGAAAATGACTTCTTTTGCCGCCGTGGCCGCGAACTTGGCCCACCCCATGATGCAGAAGTCGCCCGTCCCGAAATCCAGATCGGAGTTGTACGGCTGCTCAAGGTGGTTCGCGGCGCTGAATCCGCTGTAGCCCATCAGCGCGGCACCGGAGGCGACGGCGGCCTTGGTCAGTGAGCCGAACGCTTGCAGACCCTTGGCTTTGACGGAGCGGTCTACGTCAGCGAGGCGGCAACTGATGTTGTCGAATATCCCGTACTGTCCCGGTGTTGCAGAAGCCGCTACCGCGCCGATATAGACTGCGGTTCCTGTTGCCACAAACGTAAGCGAAAACCGTCCAGTAGTGGCCGTGCCACCTATGCTGCCGTATTGATTGCCGTCAACGGTAGTACCTACCGTGACAACCGCGCCTCCAGCAGCGACGGTGCCGGTAGCCCGCTCGATAGACAGCACGTAAGTTTTTCCGACCACCGTAGTCAGCGTCTGATTCCCAGCAATTTCACCGCTACCGGAACCGTCGGAGGTCAGTTTTATTCCAAGCGCATCCCACGTTACGGTTCCGTGGTTCTTGGTCGCTGAGATTGTCCACCCCGTCGTATCCGTCGCAAACGTCCCATTCGTCACCAACTCCGCGCCCGTCACCGTCTCGGCCACGGTATCGGCCAGCCATGCGCCGCGAATGTCGCCGGGCATCCATCCGCTGTTGTAGTCCTTGGTGATGTAGGCGATCATGCCTTTCGATGGCGTGGCGGGATTTTCCGCGTGAATCGTTACACCCGAGCTACTACCGATAGCCGACCCCCTGCTGGCAGGGTCCGTTTTCAGCGAGCTACCACCTAGTATTTTTGGAACCGAAGCTGTGGCCGTGGAATTCACCAGATACTTATCGGTGACAGACGAGCTATCTATGACGACAGTCTTGTCGGCCGTTGGGATTGTCGAGTACAGAAAGCTCCGATAGTTTCCGGCTGAATCCATCACAAACCTTAACCGATCCCGAGAGAACTCCACGCATGTTGCGACTGAGTACGCGCCCCCCTCCACGGCAGTAATGTCCCACACGTTGCCATCGTCCTTGATGACGCTCACGCCCCCGGCCGTCGCCACCGCAATCGTCGGGATCGGAAGGCCCGTTGCGACATCGACCGGAGCATTGGGCAGGACGGTCATGGCTACGTCGTTACTCGCCCCTCTTATACCGTTAGTAGACGTCGCACCGTACTTGTCCCCCGTCGCCGCTGTTGTCGTGGAATTGCGCTGAGATATATTTCCAAGTAATTTTTGCCGTAGCGTCAGCGTCCCATTTGTAGGGTACATGCAGTGCCAGAAAGACTGCTCAGTTACCAGGTCAAAATCCCATCCACAGTCAGTACCGCCATCGTTCGCTGCAATGAAACCACGACCATTGAGCATTGAAATAGCTGTTAATCCGGGTGCTCCGTATGATGTGTTGCCACATAAACCATAGGGAGTATTCGTAAAGTTGGCACCAGTCGAATAAGTCGGGAAACTGAACACCATCCACATCGGCACGCCAGCCTGCGTCAAGTCCCACAGCACCACGCGGGCCGCCTCGACCGTAATCAGCACCTTCGCCGGGAACTGGCGCACGTTTCCGCGATAGGTCGCCGTCTTGCCGCTGCCAGCGTTCAGCGTGTAGAACCAGAGCGCCGTGGTGTCGTAGTAGAAGCTGCCGGTCGTCGCGCCGCTGATGGCCCGCGCTGCGGTTTCGTTCGCGGCGCTGCCGAGCCAGTTTCCCGAGAGCGTTTCGTTTTCCCACGAGGTATGCGCGCACCGCTTGCGCCACGCGCCGCCGTCGCTGTCCTTCTCGGTGTCGTAGAGGAAGGCGTCTACGATGGTCGCGGCGAATACCGTGCGGTCGATCGCGCTCAAGTCCTGCGACACAACGGACGCGGCAGAGAGCGCGGAGGCGGCGGCAGCAGCGGCCTGATTGGTGGCTGTGGTGGCGCTGGCCGATGCGCTGGTAGCTGATGCCGTTGCGCTGGCTTCTGCGGCCTGCACCGCGCCCAGCGACCCGTACAGGGCCGTTGCGCCTGCGGCACTCGCTGCGGCATTCGCAGCCTGCGTAGTGGCCGTGGTGGCGTAGGTGGATGCCGATGCCGAACTCGCTGCCGCTGCGGTTGCGCTATTCCCGGCGTTGGTGGCTGATGTCGCGGCGGCCGTTGCCGAGTTGCTGGCATTGGTGGCCGACGTCGCTGCATTCGTCGCGGCGGTATTGACTGCGGAAATGCTGCCATAGATTGCCAGCGCATCGGAAAGCGATGACGCTGCATTCGTGGCGCTGCTCGCGGCGTTCGTAGCGGACGTGGAGGCGGAACTGGCGGAAGTTGCTGCGGCGCTGGCTGATGTTGCGGCGCTGGTCGCCGATGACGAAGCTGCCGACGCCGATGCTGAGGCATTGCTTGCAGATGTTGATGCAGCCGAAGCTGACGCAGCAGCGGCGGCCGCACTCGCCGCGGCCGCGGTAGCATCGACCGACGAATTCGGCGCCAGGTGGAAATACCCGGTGGCGGTGCTGTAGCGAAGATCGATCGGAACCCCGGAAACGATATCGCCAGCGCCAACCGCCAGGTTGTCGATGCCCCGAATTTCCTTGACGCCGAGACCATTGACGTTGATGGTTGATGCACCCGTATTGCTGTTGATCGGGCGCATCGTGACCAGCAGGCCATCGGTGTAGCTTGCCGGGGTTTGAGGAAGGCTCACCAGATAAGAGTTTGCGGTACCGGTATCGACCGCGTAACTCACCGTCCCGGCGTTCAAATTCGCCACATCTGGCAACAGGTCGAAGCCAGCGCCTACCTCGTCACGCAAGGTATTGACGTCGGCCGCTCGCGCCGTGAGGCCGTCGCTGATGCGATTCCCGCTCGCGTCGAAAAAGTCGCTCATCGTGCCCTGTCCCTCTTGGAATAGTGAAGATTGACGCCGTTGATGGTGTGCGGCCGGTCATAGGTCGATGCCGACCGGATCAGCATGCCGAGATTCACGCCATCGCCATCGATGTAGCCTTCTGCGGTGCCGACGACCTGGGCTCCCCAGACGAATTCAGCCCAGACCGCACTGCCCCACTGCCCGCCCCCGCTCTGCACGTTCAGACTCTGCGTCGCGCCCAGCGGTGTATCAGGGTTGCCGTAGTTGAGTTCGTGCGTGAAGTCCAGATCGGTGCCGCCAGGCGCATCGATGTCGAGCACGGCCTTGTAGAAGTGTTTGTTCTGCTGCGGCGACTTCAGATGCCCGAATGGCAGCCGGAGGTAGCCGACGACTTCGGCGCCATCAAACGACGTGCCGGCATCCATTTCATAGACATAGCCATCATCCGACCCGAACAGCAGCACCTCGCGGCCCGTGGTGTCTTCGACCGAGCACGCGCAGCGCACTACGACGCCGAAGTTGATGCGCGTGAATTCGATGGACTTCGGCCGGAACTTGGCGATCACGCCGGTGCCATCGGCGAAAAACACCCGGTACTGGTCCTTGGTACGGACGCGAATCGAAGCGGTTACCGATGAATCCCGCAGCTTGGCATCCAGCAGCGTCTGAATCTTCTGGCTGAACGTCGAGGCGGAGAAGTCGCCGAAGGCCTGCACCGCATCCAGGCTGGTCATGCCCCGGTCGTCGATGTAGCGTGGCGCTCCGATGGGCTGCACAGACCACTCGATGGCGCCGGAATCCTCGGCATGCTGCCGGAAGTCCCAATCCGCGATGCTCGATCCGTAGAGCAGGTAGGTCTGGTTGCGGTTGAGCACCGCCAGAACCCCGCCCGGAACCAGCGCGAAGCCCGTGATTTCGTCTCCGGTGGCGATCTCCGATGCACCGATCACGGCCGACCATACCAGCGGCTCGCCAGGCGCCGAGTGCTGCACAGAGCCCTTTCGGAATGCCAAGAACAGGTGCTTCTTGTGTTCGAAGATGTGAATCGGTGTGTCGTCGGTCATTCCCGTGGTGATCGGGCAATACGTTGTGCCGTCGAACTCGAAGCCCTTGTTGACCCCGTCGCAGCCATACATGCGCCGCGTCGCCGTGGATCCGTAGAAGTTCTTGTTGAGGAATTCGTACCGCCCACTGGGCAGCAAAGTCTGGGCTGCGCTGTTGCCGGCTATCGTGGCCAGGTTCAGGCTTGCACCGACGTTCAGATTCTCGGCCTGGAACGTTCCTGTCTGGCTGGTGAAGACGAAATATCCAGCCGCGGTGCCCGATGCCCAGTCGCCCGAGGTCACGACAATTCGCTTCACAGTCGCCGTGGCGCCTGAAATGGCCCCGGTGATGACGTTTCCCTCGATGATCTCCGTCACGCCGCCAGACGTGAAATTCAGTTTCCTGCCCAGATCGACCGTCGTCCAGCCCGATGTCGAGGACTTGAACATGACGCCCGCCGTACCGCCGGCGTTATTGCGGAAGGCGTACTTGACGCCGTTGTAGAGCCAGACGCCCAGCAGGCGGCCAGATCCCGGCACGGCCTGAATATCTGTTCGCGTTGCCTCGATCGCCGCCTGCAACCAGGTGCTGTCGTCGGTGTCGTTGGTCGCGCCGCGCTCGCTGGCGGCTCCATTGGACACTGCCGCGCCGCCGGCTGCCGTGATGGCTTCGTTGTCCTGAAACGTGCCGCTGACGTTGAACAGGATCAGCTTGCCGGCTGCGTTTCCTCCGCCCCATGTGCCCGAGGTCACGGTGACCACCAGAACCTCGCCGGTGGCGCCTGACGTGCCCCCGGTGATGATGTCGGCCACCGCGAAGTCGGCGCTTCCGGCGTCGAAGTTGAGCACCCAGTACGAGGCATCAGATGGCCTTGGCCTGCCATCAGTGCGCTCGAACCCATCGACGCGCCGATACCCATAGACGATGCCCGGCTCGTAGTTCTCCGAGAACATCAGTGCGCCCGGGTTGATGCTGAGTGCCGGGGATACCAGATCCTCGCCCCCCATCAGCGGGATGTAGGCGGTATGAACCTGCTCCGCCGTGCGCGCCTTAGGGCGCTTGGATGGAACGGCTCTCATTCGGGCCTGACGACCATCATTCCGGGATCCGCCTGGCGCCGGCCCTCTTGGTTCGGCAGGTACTTGGCCTCCAGCTTGTCCAGCAGATCATCGAATTCAATCTGCGCCGACATCAGTACTTCCGGCGCCCCCTGGCTCTCCGCGTAGGCGATCTTGGCCCGGGCAACGATGATGCGCTCGTACTCTTCTGGTACCGGCGACGTGTTGGTGTTCGCCGTCATTCGGGCCGGGCGCTTCCAGTAGTCTGCCGTCAGCGCATAAACATCGTCCGGCGGTGATTCCAGCTTCAGCGACTGGTCCGGCAGGATGATCGCGATGTCCGGGCGCTGGTTGGTCTTCACGCCCTGCCGGTAATCCCGCCGCCAGACCTTGTAATCGACGACGCTCAGTTGCTTGTGGTTGGCCGTGCTGTAGTCGAGATAGAACGATTCGCGGTCCCACACACCCAGATCAGAGGGTGCCGCCACCGTTGAGACGCCGGCAATGGTGTTGTGGCTCCAGATCGAGACATGCAGGAAATTCCAGTCGAACCAGCGCGACTGGATCTCGACATCAGCATCCGCGACCCAATTGACGACCTTCTCCAGCACGCCGGTCTGGCTGGTGACGGATGCCGGGCCAGACGACGTGATGCCGCATTCGCTGCGGGTTTTCTGGCAAAGCTGAAGGAAGGTCGACTTGGCCACGTCTTACGCCTTGCCTACGGCGTCGCCGGCGTTGTTGAAGTAGTGACCGCCCTGCAGGTAGCGTGCGCCTGGTGCCTCGGGGATCTCGCCGGAAATCTCGCCGTAGGGTCGGCTGCGGTCGAAACGCGGCTCCTGCGGTGCGGAGTCATCGGTAGCCGAGTCATTGGTGTCGTCCTTCGGCTTATCGCCGCCGGCATCGCCCGTGTTCTCGCCGCCGTTGGCTCCAGCGGGCGGGCTCGTGTCGGTGGCAGCAGGTGGCAGCTTTGCCAATTCCTCGATCGCCTGATCCTTGCTCTTGTATTCCAGGCCGGCGTCTTCCATCATCTTCTTCAGCTTCTGCCAGTGCAGCGCCTTCAGTTCGTCGATGTTCATGTTCGTGTTCCCCCGTGGTGGTTACAGCGGTTGGCGAACAATCAGGCCGGTCTCGGCGGGCTTGTTCGTGGTGGCTTGCTTCATGTCGGCCGGTTGATTCACTACGGGGCGATTGCCCTCCAGCGACCAGTCACGGCCTTCCGTGTATTTCGTCGGCTGTGGCTTCTCGCCATCCACCGCGATCACACAGCAGTCTGTGTAGTTCATGCGCGCCTCCGTAAAACGAAGGGGGCGACCGAAGCCGCCCCCTGTTGGCATTGCAGGCCGACCGGATTACTTGGTCGGGAACGTGCCGCGGTCGGACTTGATCGATTCCTTGTTGAGCATCGGACGCTGGGTCTGCTCGTCGGTCTCGGGACGCGGCGACTTTTTGACATCGAACTTCTGCTGATCCGACAGGCCGAGGTCTTCGGCGGCTGCCTTCTGGCTGCTTTCCTTTTCCATGGTGGATCTCCTTGATGAGGGGTTCCGCCCGAACTCGGTAGGGCCCGGGCGGTCGCTGCGTTTCGCTCGCTTACGCGAACCAGTCGATGACGACCATTACGTTGCCGACGCCAGCCGCGCCGGCGCCCGTCGCCGCCTTACAGGTGATCAGCAGGTCGGTGTCGGTGATCGAGTCTTCGGTATAGCTGGCTGGAGCCAACTGGGAGACCGCGCCCGCTGCCGTGGTTCCGCAGTCGTGGTTCGCGTACTTCGTCAGACTGCCGGTGATGCCGAGCTGCACCTTCGGCTTCGTGGTGGCGCCGGCGCAAGTCGTGGTCACGCCAACTTGGATGTCACGCAGCCGGCCGCGAGTGCAGCCAGGCGGAGCCTTGATGGGATGCGTCGAGTCGGCCGACGAGAAATCCACGGCCTTGAGAACGGTCGTGCGAGTCAGGGGATTGCTGTAGCTCATGATGCTTCTCCTTCGAAGAGGTTGGCCGGAGCCGGTCAGACCGGCCCGGGAATGCTGTGCCGATCAGCCGGATTAGGCCGCGCTGCCCCACTTGATGATGCGGCCCTGTGCGGCGACGGTATGCACCAGAGCAAAGCCCTCCAGTGCGTACCAGGCCACGCCCTTGTCGCGCCCGTAGTCCTGCGGGATCTTGCCGCGGATCTCGGGCGGGCAAACGATGGCCTCGATCACGGTGTCCTCGCCAAAGAAGAACGCCTCGTCCGACTTGGCATTGCTCCAGGCCTGCGACGCGACGACGGTCTGTTCGAAGAAGCGGATGCCCTCGTAGGAGCGCCCGACCTCGCCGTTCAGCACCATGCGGAAGCCTTCGCTGACGTAGCTGTGCACCGCCTCCAGATCGTTCTTGAAGCCCCGGAAGGTGCTCGGACGGCCGATGCAGCGGTAATTTCCATCCGCGTACACCGGAATGTTCCGCTCCTTCATCTGGTCGCTGATCAACTTGACGTGGGTGTTGTTCATCGCCAAGTTGTTGGTCGCGGTCACCGTACCCGTGGTTTCCAGCGTGATCGCGGTCGCGCTGTTGCCGCTGGCCGGCGTGACGGTCAGCTTGGTGGCAGCGAACTGGGCGCGGGCCTCGGCTTCGAACGCCTTGCTGGCGTCATTCTTCAGGGCCTTGTGGATGATCTGCTTCACCGGATGGGCCGAGAAGTCATCCAGCTTGCCGGAGTACGGCACGCTGTTGCCGAACTCGTAGATGGTGCCCGAGCCCTGCGTGATGCTGAAGCTGGTTTCCGGCATCTGCTGAGTTTCATCCAGACGGCCGCCCTGGGTGGTCACATCGCTGTAGATGTTCCAGTGGAAGGTATCTCCCTTGTTGTAGCCCTTGTCGGTGAAGTCGTCGGCATCGCAATGCTGCTGGAAGCGACTCATCGGCTGCAGGGCGTTGCGCAGGACGTTCGAAAGCTGGTCGGAGTACATGTACCCGCCAGCGGTATTGGTTTCCCATACTTGCATGGTCTTGCTCCTTGACGGTTAGACGTCGAGCCCGCGCTGCTTGCGAAGTGCTGCGACGTAATCGGAATTGGATTGCGGTTTCGGCGCCGGGCGATTGACTACCCGGGCAGAGCCGCCATTCACTTGCGTGCGATTGCGCTTTGCCTCCAACTTTTCGTCGGTAGTGCTCGGCGTGGCAACGCTCTTGATCAAGCTCCTGACGCGATTCGCGGCCTCATCGATGATCGCCTTGGCACTCCAGTCGGGGTGCTCGCGGTGGACTTCGACAGTCTTCGAATCGACCAATCCGAACGCATCCGGGTTGCTGGCCAGGTCTTTGTGGTTCGCCTTGAAATCGGCAACGGCAGCCAGTCGGTCGGCCTCGAATTCCTCGGCCTTCTTCTTGCGCTGATCCGCAGTCAATTCCTCCTTGGCGCGCTGCACGGCACGACTCGCAATTTCGTCCGGATTGACCGCGGTAGTCGCTGACGCCGCGTTGATCTGGATCAGAAGCTCGCCGGCCTTATCAACATCGCCGTCGAGCATTGCGTCGTGGTACTGGCGTACCAGGGCTTTCTGAGCATCGGCGGCGGCCGGTAGCTCGGTGGTTGCAGGTCGCTCGGTTGCTGCCGCGGCGGCCTGCGAAAGTCGTTGTTCGCGCTCGTCCAGTTCCCTGCGACGGCGCTCCAGTTGTTCCGCTTCCTCCTTGACGCGCCGCGCCTCTGCGCTGGCCTGATTCAGGATCTCGGAAGCGGCTGCATTCTTCTGATAGGCCTCGATGCCGCCGGCCGCGTCGATCTTCGATCGCGGAACCTGCCGCTCTTTGCCATTCACCTTGACGGTGATTTCATCGTCCGGCGACGCATTCTGTACGCCCAGCTCTTCCTTGCGCCGCTCCTGATGCTTGGCATAGATCGCCGCGCGGGCGTCATCCACTGCCCCGACGTCATCGCCGGTGAGGGCATCGTCTGCGGCGCCCCCGTTATCCTTGTCGAGATTGACCAGCCCCTTATCCTTGTCGAGCATTTCGACGCCGGTTCCGGTCAGATCATCCTGGGCTACTGCATCGGTTGCCATGTTCATGCTGCTCGCTCCTTCTGCCGTCCGGTGATGGATGGGCAATAAAAAAGCCCGCACGCGGCGGGCTTGGTTGGTGAAACCGTGTTCGGCTGCTACTGGCCTCTGGCCAGGCCTTCCATTTCCTGCAATTGCCGATGGGCCTGCTGCCCTGCCTCGATCGCGTCATTGATCCACGACAGGAACATGCGCGCGACGTGAATCTGGTTGCGCAGCTCCCGGTTTGCCTTCGCGTCCTCCGGGTCGGCATCGACCAGCGCAATCAGTGCATCGGCTTCTTCGGCGCGGGCCTTGCCTTCGAGGAAGCGGCCCAGCGGCGTCCGGATGAACGTTTCGGCATCGATCCCCAGCCGGGCGATCGTGACGAATTGATCAAGCTCTTCGTGTTCGCCGCTCATCCGACAGCCCCCGGAACCCGGTTGTAACGATCATTGGCCAGCGTTGTACTCATGGCCCCGGTCGGATTCGGCTGAAGCTCGGCGTTGTCCAGTTCCCGGCGCTTGGCGTGCATTTGCCCGATCAGCGCGGCGCGTTCGTTGTGCAGGCGGGCGACGTCGATCTGGTTGCGCTGGCTTTCCAACTGGCGGTCGATGGCGCCAAGCTCGGCTTCCATCTTGGCCAGCGCAAACTCGGCCTCGGCACGCAGTTGGGCTTGCTCCGATTGCCCGAACTGACGAATCTGCTCCTGCTGGATGCGGCCGGACGTCGTGATCTGCGCCACCTTGATCCGGCCGTCGATTTCCGCCTGCTTGCCCTGCAATGCCTGCTGGAGCTGCTGCACCATCTGCTTCAGTTGCGAGACTTGCGGATCCTCGGCCTTGCCAAGCTTCGGGAAGAAGCGTTCAGCGCCCTTGAAGCCCAGCGCGCCGAATACCTCGGTTACCACTTCCTTGCCATCCAGGTCGATCATCAGTTGCGGCAGGAACTTGCCGATGGTGTCGAGACCCATGGCGATCTTTTCGACGCGCTGCTGCGGGTTGGTGGCGCCGAATCCGACATTGACGCGCACCTTGACCAGGCCTTGCAGCAGTTCGTCATTGACGGCGCTGATACCGAACCGGTCGAAAAGCTCGGCCTTCTGCCCGGCGATCGCCAGTACCTTCTGGTCGGTCTCGTAGGCCTGCTCTAGCAGAACCAACTGCTTCAGGACCGGCTCTACCCATGTCTCGGCAAACACGCGCAACTGGTATTCCGTGACCACGTTGGCGTCGCCGGCCAGCATCTTCATGCCGCCGACCGTCTCGTTCAACTGACGATTGCTCTGCACCGATCCCGGCGAGAACGTGCCGGCCAGCTCGTCATAGTCCAGGCTGACGCGATCCTGCTCCTGATAGCTTGATCCGGTGACCTCGCCCGGGCTGTCCCACTTCAGATCGCTGTTGATGTCGTCCATCAACGTGATCGAGCCCGGCACGTTGCGCGTCAGACTGCGGTAATCGATGTTGGCCGTGCGGCGTGCAAAGTAGCGCTTGTTCATCACCAGGCTGACGTTATCGCGGCGCTGATTCTGAATCTCGTTGGTCTCTTCCTGCAGGCCGAACGTCAATTCGTTGAGTCCGGCGACAAAGGCCTTGTGCGCCTCGATCAGCACCGAGCCCATGACATAGGGTCGCTCACCACGGGCCAGGTTGCGGTACTCCTGACGCAGCGGAACAGGGTCACTCAGCCGCAGATGCGTCCCGAGCGTGTAGAAAATCACGTCATCGCCGTTGTGCCGGATGATGTTTCGATGCACCCACACTGTATCGAAAGCCGTTGTCGCGTGATTCACGTCCTTGGCGTCCGTGCGCTTGGTGCCGTCGCGTGCCTGGCGGATGGTGTCGTACTGCGTCTGTGCGGCTGCGGCAATCTCGCCGTCCGTGTATTCCATCCACCGACCAGACGCCATCTGCTCCTTGATGTCGCCGATGAACATCGGGATGGACTCGACCACGTAGGGCGAAGACCCGATCGGGTTGGCCCAGTCCGACGCCGGCGAAATGCGGAAATTCTCGATCGCCACCAGGCTGACGCGCGGCTTGTCGGCCAGCGTGTCGGTGACTTCCTTCATGGCCGGATTCCCGGCCTGGTCGAAGACGTTGGGCCCCGCCGAAACCTTCTCAGTGATTTCGTGGAAATGCCAGTCCTGATGCGAGATACAGACGCCGACGTTCAAAGCGTCCTGCAGCGCGCCCAGCAGGATCTGGAACCACGGAATCGAATCATCCAGGCGGTAGTTCAGCAGCTCGGTCAGGATCCGTGCCGTAATCAGTTGCTGCTGCTCGGCCTCGTTCTCGGCCGTGATCGATACCATGTCCTGCGTGCTGAAGAACGCCACCGCGCCGGCGGCTTCATTGCGGCGGATCGATGCCCGTGTCTTCGGCCGGAAACCCTTGTGCCGGTACTTGTAGGCGTCGCTGTAGTACTTCGAACCGGGCGCGTGACGATTGTTGAAGTGCGCCATGGCCTTCTCGATCGTTGGCCGCAGGCTGGTGTCGAACCAGTCGCTCGACTGCTCGTAGGCGTCGCGCGCCATCTGCAGCCACTGATCCGGGCCCGGGTCGGCCGGCGGTTCCGTAGCGACTACGGCATCCGCGTTGCTGGGGTTCGCTTCAACCACGCTCGGCTACCAGTTCGCCGCGGAAGTCCCGCTTCTGTTCGAGGACGCCTTCAAGCACCTTGGTGATCGCACCACTGCGCGCAATCCGGTACCGCTCCAGCAGCTCGCCGGCGGCGCGCACGACCTTGCGGCCTTCCGGGTCGATCTTGGCAATGTGCATCAGGAAACCCATGCGGCCAGACAGCGCCAGGTTCGTGACCTCGATCACGCCGCCGGGCTCATTGATGCAGACGCGCCAGACTCCGGTGAATGCAGGGTAGGCCTGCTCCAGCCTGGCAATCAGGTTGCGGCCCAGCGTCTGGCCGGCGCCTGAGATCGGAACACCGACAAGATCGGTGATGATCTGCTGAACGCCCGGGATGCTCATCATGGTGTCGGATCCTGTGGAATCTCGGATTGATAGGGAAACTTCGGCGCCTTGAACTGCCGGCCCTTCGAAAACTGGTACTCGGTCGGTTTCTCGTTCAGGCTCTCGCCTTCGAACTTCTTCACCAGCGCCGCCCAGTCGTAGGTCTTGCTTGATGTGTCTGCTGCCATCACGCCACCTCCGGATATAAGTCGGCTTCATTCACGATCTGCGTCGCTGTGAAGCCGGTCGCGCCGGTACGCAGCGCGTCGCTTCCATGGGACGCCCAGTTGTGCAGCGGCCCCTTCTTCCAGGTGCCGGCGCCGTCGTCCCATTCCTTCTGATAGTTGTCCAGCGCCCGGATGCCCTCGGCGCAACTGACCTCATCGATCCAGCACGTCGCCAGAAACGCGCGTACCGACTCGATGCCATCCAGCACTTCCTCGATGTTCTTCGGCCGCGTGACCTTGTGAATCGGCCTGATCCCCAGCCCTTCGGCGACCTCCTTGCGCGACTTGCCGTTGTTGCCGAGCTCGCGCACTGCGATGTCGTGCGGCATGTAGTGCGTGCCGAAGAAGTAGCCCTTGTCCTTCAGGATCTTTGCGTAGTGCTGCAAGCCCTCGCCGCTGTTCTGGTAGTAATCGAACAGGCGGTTGGACGTCCCGACGCGCTGGTGGAACCAGATCGTCATCGAGTCGTTCATGCCCAGATCCCAGAACGTGTTGACCGGCAAGCTGGGTTCCCATGGAACCTCGGTCAGGCGGCCGCGGCTGCGCAGGTAGGTCATCTGCGTGCCGTAGAAGGCGCCCTCGATCGCCACTTCGAAAGCCTCGTCGGGCGTGCTGGGGAATTCCTGCTTCATCTCATCCCCCTGCTCTTCCGACTTCTTCGCATACCAGGCGCGCTGTTCCGGATCCAGCTTGATGCCATGCTTGGTCAGCAACTCGAAGAAATACTTGGCCATGCCGTCCGTGATCAGCACGCCATCTGCCGATCTGCGGTACCGCGCATCTTTCCACCACGGGAAGAAATGGAACTTGTAGTCCATGTCCGTCAGCGGCCTGCCGGACTCCAGCAGCTTGCGCGCGGCTTGCGTCATCACGTAGAAGTCGCCGTCGCGGCCCTCGGCCGTGCTCTCCACGAACACGAACTGGCCGGCATGCACAGCATTGAATGCGCCGGTACGGATCTCCTTCGCCTTGTCCGGGTACTTCCGGCAAATCTTCCCGTACTCCGACACATGCAGGTATTGCAACGTCCCTGACCGCATCGACGTACCGACCCGGATGCTGCTGTTGTTCGACAGCAGCAGCTCGCCGGAGTCGTTCTTGATCGCCGGCCGCTCCGCCTTCAACCAGTCCGGCAGGTTGTCGTAGGCGAACTTGATCTTGTCGCGGAAGAACACATAGGCGTCTTCCTTGTTGTGGGCGATCACGCCGGCCCGCACGTTGCTGTTGAACAAGCAGCGGTCGAGCATGAATATCTGGATGAACGTGGTCATGCCCAACTGCCGGGCCTTCAGGATCACGTTCAAGAACCACATTTCGTCCAGCAGCTTGGACTGCGCCCAGTTCAGGCGAAAGCGGACGCGCTGCCCCTTCTCGTTGGTGATCCAGTAGAGATTGTTCAGTCGCCATCGCGCGCTGCCCAGCCTCTTCCGTACCGCCTCAATCTCTTCCGGGGAGCCCTGTGTCTTTTCCATCCAGGTCCGCCAGCACTTCCGCCAGTGCGCTCGCCTTCTGGCGATTGTCCTTCTCGTACAGGCCCAGGTGCTTCATGGCCTTCTCGATCGCGCTGTTCTTGTCCCAGAAGCGGACCTTCTTCGTGTAGCCGATGAACTTGCGGGCGTTACCCTGCCCCTCGAACAGCTCATCGGTTTCCACCGAAGCCACCACGGCGGCCATGTCATCCGGCCAGTCCTGCATCGGCAGCATCTTGCCGTCGGCGCCGAACAGCCGGCGCGGATCCGCGTGCACGATCTTGGACAGTTCCGCGATCACGGCTTCCGACGTCAGCTCGAACTTGCGCGCCAGCTTGTCGCGGCGCTCGGCCAGGGCCGCAATGACGCTCGAACGTTTCAGCAGCGTGCGCGCCCTGCTTTTCGCGCCACTCGATGCATAGCCGGCCGCGCGCGCAGCATTGGCGCCGTCACCGCCATTGGCGATGTAGGCCTCGATGAACAGACGTTCGCGTTCAACCATGGCAGCGGCCGACCGGCCGACACCACGGCCGACATTGGCCTTCTTCTTCGCTTTCATTGGGGTTTCCTTTCAGCGCCCTCGCGGGTAGCCGGACGATCCCGGGCGGGATCGCCGTGAATCGGGTTACTTCAGGTAGGCAATGACGTTGATTGCCGAGAGCGTGGCGCCGGCCGGCGCCGAAACAACGGTGCGGCTCATCGCGGCGCCGCCATCACCAGGCCAATTACAGCCAAGCCAACAGTCGATGCCACGGCGAGCACGCCACCAACGACCCACTTGCGAGTCTCTTTGAGAGCCGGCATTGAAACCTCGACCTCCCGCACTCTACTTTCCAGTGCCTGATGGGCTGCCCAGTCAGATTTTGTCTCGATGAACGTAAACGCCCGAACCAACCCATCCCTGGTTTCTGCATGCCTTTCCTCAAGCACCGCCAGCTTTCCGGTGTTGGCCGCGATTTCGCGGATGCCGTCGCGGATCTCGCCGATGGCCTCGTGCATGGTTTCCTCCACCGCGGTAACGCGGTGCGAGAGGATCGCTATTTCCTGCTCTGAGTTCACTACTTCACCCCGCCCTTCCAGCGATCGAGGCTGCGAAAGCCGATGTAGGCCATCGACGGAGCCAGGATGATCATGGCCAACTCGACCACGGCGCCGGTTTTTGTGACATCGAACGCCTTCAGGATCTCCATCGCGACGATGTAACCGGCGCCGGCGTACCAGCTTTGCCGGGCCATCGTCGGCCTGGTGCGCCGCACGTACTCGTCGGTAGCGTTGTCGCCGCCACGGATGGTCTCCTGTTGCTGGCGGTGGGCCTCCTGCTCATCCTTCAGCCGCGCCTCTTCCTGCAAGCGGATGTGCTGGCGGATGCTGTCGGCGTCTCGGTAGGCCAGTTCCTTCAGCTTGATCATGGCCTCGGGATTGCTTTGCAGCGCGTGCAGCGCTTGGTCGGGGTCCGTGGTGCCCGTGGCACCGCTGACCAGCGACACGCCGGCGGCAATGGCGCCATGCAGGTTGCCGGTCAGAAGCGACCCGACCAGCGCCGCGCCCGGACCGGCGTTATTTGTCAGCCAGTCGCCGACGTCAGACCATTTCATCGCAGCAATCCTCGAACTTGACTTGGAAGCTCGGCAGATGGCCGACCTTCTGCATGAACTCGCCGAAGCCCTGTCCGCTCTGCGAAATGGCCAGCCTGCCGTCTAGCAGCGCGAATCCCTCGCCGATGCCGACGCAGCCCTCCAGATCCGTTTCCCAGTTGGCCTTGTGGAACAGCAGGCGGGAGTGACCGGCAACGCCGGTAATCTCGAACGTCGGGTAACCGCCGCGGTTATACCGCGTCGCCACGCAGGTATAGACGCCTGCCGGGATGATCGGCTGGTTGTCGAGGAAGGAATGCTCGAGCGTCACGGCGAACGGCACACCCAGGTGGAGGATGGCGCCGAACACGCCTTCGTCCAGCCGGGCGACGCGCTTGACCGTGATTAGTGCGGACATCACGCAAACCTCGCGAATTCGCCGTGGTACTTGCGCGCAGCGGCCACGTAAGCGGCGAATGCTTCAGCGCTGGCGGCGAATGAACCGAGATACACCTTCTTTCCATCAACACGAATTTGGGCATGCCACGGCTTGTTTTTTCGACGCTGATCGCAGTAGACGCCTTTCAGACCCGTTCTGTTGTTCTTGTGGGTCTTCCTGTTTCTCAGGTTTTCTGCCAGCGAGCATTCACGAAGATTGTTTCTTCGATTGTCTAGCACGTTGCCGTTGATGTGATCAATCACGCGGTCATTGCTGCACGCCATTATTTCCCTGTGCAGCAGGATCAATACCCACTTCCCGTTGATTTTTTCGCGACGATAAGCATACCCATGCGTTCCGATTTGCCAATCGAAGCGCTCAAGACGCCAAGCATCATCGCCATCAACAACGATGTTCAGGGTTGTCATCTTGCGCCTTTGTAAGAAAGCCAGCCGTGGTGGGAGCTGGCGGAAACGATCGCTTGCGCGACCGAGGAGGAGACTTGCCGGTTGCAGCGTCCGGCGCCGTGTTCAAAGCCCCTGCTTGCAGTAGGGCCGGCTGATTGGCTGCGTAGAAACGCTGAAGCCCGCGAGGCTTTCACCTGGCGGGCTTCGTATTCTCTGGGCGCAACTTGTCGGACGTGATTGTGTTCCGTTCCGGCTTTTCATGGGCAATCAAATAGCGGTGGATTTCACGCCCAATTGAATCTAAATGAGATCGCGCTTCTGCGCCTCATGCCAGAACAGCGCCGCGCCATCGACCAGCGCCTGCTCCAGTATCGCGGTGCTGCGGAACTGCCACACCGAGGCCTCATAGACGTTGCTGATCGCCATCCGGTACAGCTGCGGCAGTTCGTCAATGATGGTGTCGCAGACTTCCGCCGCATAGGCGTCGTGCGCCTCGTAGTCGTGGTCGCTGGCATCTTCCGCCACGCATCGCCCGATGCCCTTGTCGAGCCCGGGAACATGATCGGCATAGCCGACGGTCACCACATCATGCTTGCGCCACCGCCCCCAATTCGCAAGGTGGAAATCGGCGCGCTCCGGGACCAGCCGGCGCAGCCGCTCGAACTCTGCCCAGGCCAAGGCAAAGTGATGATCAGCCACGGGACGATCTCCGATCGCGGTAGAGCTTCTCGCCGATCTGCTCGATGACCTGGCGCTCCATCCAGTTGATGCGCGTATCGTCGGCGCCAACAACAAGAATCCTGTGATCGTTCCACCCATCGGCCTTTACCTCTTCGATGTCCATCTGGTTCGGGATGAACCGTGCCAGCGTGCAGCGCGGCGTCTGCGGGGCATTCACGGCCGGAACCTCACGCAATCCACGCCGCGCGCCGCGTAGTCCGACACCTGCATGGTGATCCTGATCGCCTTGGCGGCATCTGCACCGGCCATCATTGCGCCCAGCGCGATCTCTTGACCGGCGCCAGCGGAATGCAATCGCCCCGGGTATTCCCGGTAGGTAAGCCGATGCGCCGCCAGTCGCCAGACCCGGCGACGCGCATCAATGACGACCGCGCAATCCATTTCTCTGTCGGCCTCGAGGCATTGCCCAGGGTGCGGGCCTCCCCTCATCCATCGCAGCACGTCGGTTGCAAATGCCGCATTGCCGAGCAGCCCGACCAGGAACACGCGACCGTCCGGCGACGTCACGCGATGAACCTTCTTCGCGGCTTGATGGAATCCTCCAGACCACGACCCGCGATCAGCAGCCAGCGTCTCTCCGTCAAACGCGATCGTCGTCACACCGCCTCCAGGATCTGCCTGCATACCTCCGGCGACTTGCCGAAGGCGCCGGCAATCACCGGCCTCGATCGCTCCGGCGTCGTGGCCAGCAGCCGCTCGTAGCCGCCCAGCATCGCAGCCAGCGCCAACCGCATGGCGTCGATATCGGTCCGGATCCCGACTTCCCGGGTCTTCGACATCAGCGATTCGCGCGCCTCCTGTGCCTCGGCATTGCGCGTCCGCGTAAGCGCGGTCAAGGTGTGCCAGTGTCCTGCCGGGCAGACCTTTCGCCACGACCCCTGGCCACCGCGCTGCTGCGGAGATCCGATGAACTCGACGCGGCACGTCGGGCACGTCTCGACGGCTGGGGTTCCTCGCGCCATCAGATCAAGCTCCCCTGCGGCGATTCCGGGAGTCCGAGGCGGCGCACCGTAACCACGACGCGGGCCTCGCCGTCTGGCTCCATGCGCTCGGCGGAATCCTTGCGCACCCACTTGTCGTCCTCGAACGCCACACCCTTGAGCGCGTCATAGAGCACCTTGCGCGCATTGTCCAGGTCAATGCAGCGCACCGTGTCATCCCAGCACAGCGGATCCTTTGCCGCGCGCTTCGCCCAGTCTGCCGGCCGCAGCGGGTACAGCCGGACATCGACGGACACGCGCCCCGGGATTGGCTTTCTGACGCCGGCAGCCTTCGCCAGCCAGCCAACCTCCTGCTTGTACGCCTTCGCCTCGTCGGACAGCGTGACGATGGCGCGCTGGTGGCCACGCGGTACGAACGATCGCCAGTAGCGGTTCGCCGAGACCGGCCACGGCAGCACCAGGGTGATCTCCTGCGCCTCGGGCACGCCGCTCATCGCTTCGGCTTCGGGCTCCAGCGCTCCCGAACAAGGGCCTCGACCCGGGCCGCGATAACCGGGCCGTAGTGCTCGCGCCAGTGCTCCAGGCATCGCCGGCGGTAATCCTTCATTCGCGGATCCCGCATCAGCAGCAGGAAATCCGCCAGCGATTCCTCGATCGGCTTCATGGCCATCGCAAAGTGACTCTGGGTAACTCATCGTCAAGCCGCCTCGCTACCTCGATTCACAAGGCGCAGCGTCACGCCATCGACATGCTCGCCGAGCGTGACGGGGATCATCGGAATGTCAGACCCGCCCGTCAAAACCCTGCGGGCAATCTCTGGGTTCCCGATCAACATTGGCGGCGACGACCGAAATCCTTTTTGCGCATTCATGGCCTCGTTGAGGCCGACCAGGTAGGCCGGATGCCCCGGTGCCTCTCCGCGAATCCGGTAGGCCCGGTACCGGTCGCAGAAGTTGCGCTCCACGAACGGAAGCTCGGCCATCTGCTTCGCGCAGAGATCGGGCCATCCGCCCATGTCAAGCAAGCAGCGGTTGATTATCGGATCGTCGAAGCACACGCTGCTGTAGCTGCCGGCCTTGGATACACCCTCCATGACCTTGTTCCACGCCATGATTGCCGCGTCCTTGGTGGTGCCTCCCACCATGCGCACCACATCCGCCGGCTTCGGGCAGAACTGCCCTGTGTCCGGGTTCTGGCAGTGCAACGACAGCGCCTGGCTGATCACCTGAAGGTCGTAGGCCCGCAGTGCGTTCCACCACACGTCGAGCGCGAAGGGCGAAAGATCGCGAACGTAGAAGTCATGCACGCCCTGCATCAGGCCTCGGAAATCCTCGAAGTCGCTTTGCGTCATACCGCATCCTTGGTTCGCATTTCGGGGGGAACCCAAGCGGCTGCTACGGCCGCGTTTCGGGCTTCAAGCTGCGCTTGACGGCTCTCACCCTTCGCCGGTAGTGGCGCCGTTTCCGCGTCTCGTCGTCGGCCTTCCGCCACAGCCAGGGCGTAGGCGAAGCCCTTTTTTTTCTGAACCGCTTCGCTTGCCGCCTGACCGAGTTCGTCGAGCGTGATGCCGGCCGCGATCAGGGCCAATAGCTTCGGGTGGGATGGGTTCGCATCGGCAAGACCGGCTTGCCTCATGCGCGCGCTTGCTGCGCCGCCTGGACTGGGGGCGTTGGAGTCAGTAGAAGCGTGTGCTGTGGACCCTGTGATGGGGTGATGGGGTGATGGGGTGATGGGGGGCTTTTGTGTTGGGTTTCGTTTGGGTTTCGTTTGGGTTGTTGATCGGGTTTCGTTTGGGTTATCGGTTGGGTTTGTGTTTTTGGAAGGCCTGCCGCCCTTTTTTCCGTTTTCTCGGTTCTTGTTGCAGACCAAAATTTCGTAGTCGCATCGCCCTTGATGCCATCCGTCCTCCAACACGGTGAAGAACTCATCAAGCACGCTGTCGACCGCCTCCTTTTCCTCCTTTGTCCTAGCGCCAACGAGGCGGTAGACCTGCTTCTTGTCTGCCGGTAGCGGAGATTCGTGGATGTAATACACGTCAATCAGGCGACGATAGGCGCCGTGCTCAAGCAGCGTCAGGTGCGCTGTTGCGGATAGATAGTCGCCGATGTGATGAGAGTAGTAATTCATGCCGTCAGCGCCACTTCGGTGCAGTTGTCCATCGATCGCGGGCCAGCGCACCACGCATCCAGATCATCCATGTGACCGCCATCACGCGAGCAGAGCCACAGCCAGTAGAACGAGGTACTGATCACCCGAACAGCCTCCGCTGCCTGAAATACCCAAGGCCGGCATCGCGCGCCGCATGCGGGATTGGCGACGCGATACCGGTGTTCTCGGGCGCTGCGGTGGTGGAGACGGCCGCGAGAGCGGAGGAATTCCCCGCAACTTTCTGCGCCCGGCTGCCTCTCGCAGCTACTGCCCGGGCCTCATGACTGACCACGGCCTGACTGCAGCCGCTCGCTCCTTCGGGTGTATTCGATTGATGCTGCCGGACGTAGGCTGCCACCGCTTCCTGCCGGTCCTGAACGATCTTGCGCATCGCCGCGGCATGCGCGACGCGGTTCCATTGCTCGGCTTCGCGGTTGGTCACGGTCATGGCTCGCCGCCTTCCCGACGTGAACCCGCCGTTCCAATTCCACGGTGGGCGCGTACTCTGACCGCATGGAGCCGTCCGTACAGATGATCGAGGATGAGATCCCGAAGGTAATCGGCGGGCCGCTGACCGTTGAGCACAGCCAACGCCGAGAACTCGTCCTTGACCTCTTCGGGAACAGCGGTCTTGATTTCCTCGGTGCATTTGCCGAGTGTCGGCGTAGCGGCGCGGGACTCCAAAATCATCCAGCAATGCTCCCGCTGACAAAAGAGGATGGAATCTCTGTTTCGGCGGTAACGGCTTCGAGTTCCGCTACCAGGGATCGCCGGATCGTCTTCAAGCGTTCCGGCATCCCGTCACTTCTTTGGTCGGCCTCGGCGATGCGCGCCAGCGTCTCGCTGATGATCTCGTTTTGCCGGGGAGTGAGTTTGTCGGTCATTTCACTTTCCTTTCGTCATGGAATGGAGGCCCACCCCATCCTGATACGATGGAGTTTCCACACAACCAGCGTTCAGAAAGGGATGGGCCATGAACTCAGTACTGATCATCATCGAAGCCACCAGCGAAGACAGGTCAAGCCGATCAACCTGGCCGACTCTGCGGCAGGCTGTACGCGACGTAGCAGGCAAGTACCCAGAAATAGAACTTCTGTCAGAGTCCTGTCTGCTTGCCAGCCTAGGTGCCGGGATGTCACCGCTCGCTGCTCTGCTATTCGAGCTCGAAGGCGCGCAATTTCCGTATCGAGTTCTGTTTTTCGATCAGCCGCCGGCGTGAGTGAGAGCGCGGGCTTCGAAAACGTAATCCCAAGATGCCGCGCTGCGGCGTCCATTGACCTTTCCTTGTCCCAAAGCTTGGGACTCATTTCAGGCAGCTTCCTTCGCCGTGTCGCCAGCGCCGACTTTTGCTGTAAGGTTCCCGCGCGGATGAAGGAGTTTGTATCTCCGCTCATTGGCTTCTTCGCGTCGACGGGCAATAAAGACCGGGATCTCCGAGATCGAAATGCCAAAGTGCTTGGCAACAAACGGTCTTACATCGACTGCCGGGCCCCTCCTAAGATTGCAGGAACGACACACCGGTACAACGTCGAGCGGTTTCAGATATTCCCTGTGCTCGTATTCCTTCGCCGGCCCTCCGCAATCAGCACAAAGCAGGGTTTTCGCTGGCAGAAAACTTCCGCTTTTAACGAGTTGAGCAATCCTGTTGCCAACGCCTGCCCTGGCCTCGGAAACAGCTGTTGCACACTGAAGGCCGCAATACTGAGAATGGCTGCGCCCCCTCGGGATAGCGCCATCACAAATCGCGCAGTTACGGGCTTTGCTGCTGTCCGCCGCGCTCCTTTCGCAATGCCAGCAATCCGGAACGTGCCGCATGTTGGGCTTTCCGCAGGTCTGGCATGGTCGGCGTTTTGTTGGCGGCATTTAAGCAGCTCCCCTGCTCGATTCCAGCACTTCCCGAATCGTTACCGCGCCCTTCGTGTCTCGCTCAAAGTCCAGCGCCCGATTTGCCGGCAGCCCGTTGTGCTTCCACAGACGAACGGTTTCACCGGAAACGTTGTAGTGCTCGGCGATTTCGGCCTGTGATCCAAAGTGCTTTACGAGTTTGTCGAATGCAGTCATGCCCACATGATACCAAATTCTTTTTGGATTGCAAATTTATTTTGGTGTCCCGCCGTGGTGGGCCGTAGGTAGGATTCGTCATGGACCTAGACGCCGCCAAAATCCGGTTGAAAGAAGCTATGCAGGCATGGAAAGATCGGCATGAGCCGACATCCTGGGGAAAGCTTGCAGAGCCAATCCATATGAGCGCAGAAACGGTCAGGCTATATTCGACCGGGCAACAGTTCCCCCCTCTCCCTGCTTTAATCCCGCTATGCCGAGCCATCGGCGTAGCCCCGATTACAGTGCTATTCGGACAGGAGGAAGACGTGTCTGGATTTACCAGGGTCGGCGTTTCCGCCGTAGAACTGGAGCTGATAAAGTTGTTTCGGCAACTCAGCCCAGCCGAGCAATTGGATATCGTGAAGTACGTCAAATATCGTGCTGACGAATCCCCTCGGCCTGACAACGTAAAAGCCATTCGCTGATCAGGGCCGCAAGACCGCCCTTCGATTTGTTTCGCCTGTACCTCCAAATTTTTCTTGCATTCCAAGTTTCTTTTGGATAGACTGCCCTTAATCCGCAGCGAATCGCGGACCAGTCAAAGCCGCCGAGCGCGGGGAGACGCCCAGGCAACAGAGCAATGGCACCGCCGACCTCTTGAGCCTGCAAGCGACGAAGACGACAGCAGCACCCGTAGCAAATCTGAACTCAGGAGGAATCATGCAAAAACGTGGATTGATCTCGCTGGCCATTGCTGCCGCAGCAGGCTTTCGAGGCGTGATGTTCAACCTCGGCAGTTTCATGGAGCGCTACGCCAGCAAGCCGCGTCGCACGACGGCGCAGCACGCTGACGGCGGATTCCTCAAGCACCCGCCCGGTACGGTCGCACAGTCCAAGCGCGCCGCCATCAAAGCCAAGAACCGCGCGAAGCACCGCGCCGCCTGCCGGGGCTGATGACGTCATGTGGTTCTACGACGACAAGCCCTACAAAGGCACCCGGCCCGCCGATCTGCAGGACGACGAAATCTCGGATAGCGCCGGATATGCCGATCCATTGAGCGATGCCGTCTGCGCGTTTGCCTGGACCTTCATCGCCGCTCTGGTCGCCTTCCTGACCTGGATCTACAAGAACGGAGGACTTCCGCTGTGGAACTCGTGACCACCGACTATTTCAAGCTGGCCAGCAACCTGGCCCGCGCCGAAGGCAAGGCGACTCTCCAGCGCGTTGCCGCCAAGGCCACCGTCATGCGCGACAAGAAGCTCTGCGGATGCACGGCCTATGAATTTCCGCATCGCCCGGGCAGCGGTCTGTGCCCGGCGCCGGAAGTTGCGACGATCCGCCATGGCATTCAGAAGCTCAACGCCTGGGATTCCGAAGAACTCGCGCTGTTCGACCGCGCCGAGGCTCGGGCCATCAACTCGGGAGCCTGGTGATGAAGACCATCGCACGCATCATCCGCGCCCTGCGTACCTACCGTCGGCTGCACGCCACCTGGCGCGCTGCATGGGGAATGGCCGAACGGAGGGCTTTCCCGTGAGCACCCGCCCAGCGGATTACGCCGTGTTCTTCGGTGCCATCGCCTGCGCGTTGGTCGTGATCGGAATCGGCATTGGCGAGGAACGCGCCCTGTCCGATCTGTCCGTCAAGTGCCTGCCGCAGCCTGGGGAGTCGCGCCTGCTGGCCGTGGTGCAGGCCACCAGGCCTGAGCCGTCGATTACCTGCGTTTTCGAGTACGCGCCACCGCACAAAGCCGTCGTCAAGCGGAAAGCCACGAGGACATGAGCCATGCGCCATCCACCACGCCGAATGTTGTCTGCCAGAACTGTCAGCGCCAGCCGGCCACCGTTACTCGCCGCGTCAGGACCAAGGGAGGCGCCATGCAGGACCGCCACGAATGCGCTCCCTGCGCCGAGAAGCGAAACATCCAGCGCTACGGCAGCAAGCGCAAGGCCCGCCGTTCCGCATCTTGAAACCGATTGGCGCGCGGTGGCGATGTTCCTGGCTGGAGTCATCACTGAAGAAAAGCCGGGCCATGCGCTGTTGATCCTGCAAGTCATCGCCGATTGCACGAAACCGAACACCACCACGCCGGCACAGCCGGCAGAAAGGAACACTGCGCCATGAACGCACCTGAAACCCCGGTCGCCTACCGCGTCCGCGCCTCAAGCTGGGGCAGTCTCTTCGACTGCGCAATGCGCTGGGAAGCCAGCAACCTGCTCGGCATGCGTGGTCCCGTTGGCATCGCCGCGGTTCTTGGCACGGCGATCCACGCCAGCACCGCGGCCTTTGACCAGGGCCGCATCGACGGCGCCGGCTTCACGCCGGACGATACCGCGGGCCTGCTCGTCGACAAGCTGCGCCACCCGGAAGACGATATCGCGCACCGCGACGAAGACATGACCGTCGACGAGGCCGAGAAGGTCGGCCTGATCCTGCACTCGCGCTACTGCACCGACTGGAGCCCGCGGTTCACCTTCCGGGCCGTCGAAATGGAAACCGCTCCGCTCGACATCGACTGCGGCAACGGCATCATCGTGCGCCTGACCGGCACGCTCGATCGCGCCCGCATCTACGCCGAGAGCGGCGGCGTCGGCATCAAGGACGTCAAGAGTGGCGGCCGGGCCGTCGAGAAAGGCGTCGCCAAAACCAAGGGCTTCGCGGCTCAGGTCGGCACCTATGAACTCCTGTACGAGCACACCACCGGCGACGTCATCACCGAACCCGGCGGAATCATCGGCCTCAAGACGTCGGGGAAACCCGAAATCGCCGAGGGCACCATCAGCAATGCCAAGCGAATGATGGTCGGCACCGACGAACAGAAAGGCCTAATCGAGTACGCGGCCGTGATGTTCAAGACCGGCCTGTTTCCTCCCAATCCCAGCACCACGCTCTGCAGCGAGAAGTATTGCGTGCGCTGGAATTCCTGTGCGTTCAGGGGTTGATATGAGTGGAAAGTTCAAATGGACGACGGAAGACGTGAAGCGCTGCGCAGCCTCGTACAGCGAAAGCAAGTCCATCGAAAAGACCTCAGTGGCGACCGGTATTCCGGTAGCGACGGCGTATCGCTTACTGAAGCGATCTGGGGTAAAGATTCAAGCAAGGGGCGACGCGCACCGGGGGCGCCCATGGACCGATGCGCGCAGGTCTCACCATCCAGCAAAACCAATACGCCCACTTGGAGCGCCGGCCGGATACGACATCCTGACGCAGCGCGCTATTGGTAACAAGACGAAATCAAGCCATGGATATATCCAAGTTGCCACCGGGCGCAAATCCAGGCAATACGAACACACCATTGTTGCCGAGCGCTCCATTGGAAGAAAGCTGCGCCGCGGCGAGGTTGTTCATCACATCAATTGCGATCGAACGGACAACCGTCCAGAAAACCTACTGGTCTGCACTATCAAGTACCACCTCCAACTTCATGCGCGGATGCGAAAGCATCCGTACTGGAGCCAATTCACCAACGCCTGAAAGGAATCACCGCCATGAATGCCCCAGCTACCGCCCCCATGTCCCTCGCCTCACTCAAGGGCGAGGAACGTAAAGCCGCACTCGCCAAGATGCCACCGAAGACGCGCATCGCGGCGCTGCTCAACGAACGCAAGGCCGACATCGCCAGGATGCTGCCCTCGCACCTGTCCGCTGACCGGCTGCTCAAGGTCGCCACGATCGCCGCTACGACGACGCCGGCGCTGCTCGAATGCGAAGTCCCCAGCCTGATTACCGCCGTCGGGCAGTGCGCGATGTTTGGCCTTGAGCCCAATACCGTGCTTGGCCACGCCTACATGATCCCGTTCAACAAGAACGAAAAGGATCGTGACGGAAGCTGGAAGAAGCGCAAGCTCGTCCAGGTTGTCATCGGCTACAAGGGCCTGATCGATCTCGCCCGCCGTAGCGGTCAGATCGTGAGCATTGCCGCCCATGAAGTACGCGAGCGCGACGAATTCGACTTCTCCTACGGCCTCGAAGAGACGCTGAAGCACCGCCCGGATTCCGCCCCCGATCGCGGCCAGATTACCCACTTCTACGCCTACGCCAAGCTCAAGGATGGCGGCACCGCGTTTGAGGTCATGAGCGTTGCCCAGGTCAACGAGATCCGCGACGCCTCGGCGATCAAGAACGGTGCGAAGCGCGACGACAAAGGCCGCATCGAGATCAAGGGGCCATGGAAAGAGCACTACTCCGAAATGGGGCGCAAGACCGTGATTCGCCGACTGGCGAAGTACCTGCCGCTCTCGGTGGAATTCCAGAAGGCGGTTGCGCTCGACGAAGCCGGCGACGCCGGAGCGGCTATCGGCGCGATCGATGGCGAGTTCACGATCGAACCCGACGACGCGCCACAGCATGGTGAAGGCGAAATCGGGGGCATCATGGGCGCCGGCGCTGCGATCGAGACGCCGCCAGGGAGCGAGGTCCATGTCGCCACGCAAGACGGCAGCGCGAATGCGCAGCAGCAGTCCAATGCCGGAAACCAGATCGGTGGCAGTGGCGGCCCGACCTTCGAAGACGCTATCGCCGCCGTCAAGTCCGGCGACATCGACACCGCCAAGGACATCGCCCGCGGCCTACCTGATGGGCAGCAGCAACTGATCGATGCCGCGATCACCAACAAGAAGGCAGAGCAGGTACAGGCGCAGGGGAATGCTGCCGCCCAGGCCCAGCAAGCGCAACCGGCCAGCCGCCGCCGCGGCTCCGGCTCTTCCTCGGCTCCGGAGTAAATGCGACCATGAAACTCAACGCCATCAGGATCCAGAACATCCTCGGCGTGCGCGCCGCCGACATCACCATCGACCGCCCGGTAGCGCTGATTGCCGGCCACAACTACGCCGGGAAATCCAGCGTGCAGGAAGCCGTCCGCATGGCGCTCACCGGTGAAACGGTGCGCGTCGCGCTGAAAAAGGAATACGGCAACCTGGTCACCGAGGGGCAGGACGTCGGTTTTTCTGTAGTCGAGCTCGAGGACGGTCAGGCCGCCATGACGTTGCCCAACGGAGCGCATGAAATTACCAGCGGCACGGTAACGCAGCACGCCCGGACCCTTCCCTACGTTATGGACGCCCAGCGCTTTTCGCGCATGACCGATCAGGAGCGCCGCGCCTTTCTGTTCGGGCTCATGGGCCTGTCGGCGGATGGTCCTGCCGTGCGCGCCCGACTGGAGGCCAAGGGCTGCGACGCAAAGAAGATCGAGGCCATCATGCCGATCCTGCGTGCCGGCTTTGCCGCCGCCTGCGAGGATGCCAAGGGCAAGGCCACCGCTGCCAAAGGCGCATGGCGCGCGGTCACCGGCGAAACCTACGGCGCCAAGAAGGCGATCGGCTGGAAGGCAAACAAGCCGGCATTTGACAAGGCTGCGCTCGACACCGCAAAGGCGCAATCAGCATCCAACGACGAGGCGATCGAGAAAGCATCGGCCGCGGTCGGCGATTTGGGCGGGCAGGAGAAACGCTACGCCGAGCAGAAGGGTCGGCTGTCGGATCTGCGCGAGCGCGCCGGCCACTATGCCCGCATCCAGGACAAGCTGAACCGCGACGAAGCCGAGTTGAAGTCCTGGCAGGAGAAGGTCGAGGAAACCCGCGCCAAGGCCAGCGGAACGGCTGGCAAGGCACAGACCTTCACCTGCCCATGCTGCGGCGTGGTGCTGGAACATCGGCTGGCTGACGGCGCCCTGATCGAGTACGTCGCGCCAGAGCAGAAAGCGGATCCCGAGGCCGTCGAAAAGCTGCCCGAGTACGAGAAAGCGCTGGCCCTGATGGAGTCCGCCGTCGCCAACGGCAGGCGGGATCTTGCCGCCGCTGATTCCGCCGCCAAGGCGCTGCGCGAGCTCGAGGATTCCGGTCTGACGGATCCCCCGGATGCCGACGCGATCGCCGCCGCCAAGCGTCTGGTGGAAGACCTGAAGCAGAAGCGCGCCAACCTGCTGGGCCAGATCAAGGCGCTGGACGAGGCGGCACGCGCCGCCGATGTCGCCGACAAGAAGACCGCCGAAGCCGCCCAGCATCACGCCGATGTCGCCGCCTGGGATCTGATCGGCGACGCGCTGGCACCCGATGGCATCCCCGGCGAAATGCTGGCCGAGGCCTTGGGACCGATCAACGCCCGGATGGAACAGACGGCCGCCGATACGGGCTGGCGCAGCGTGCGCATCGCGTCCGACATGGGCATCACCCTGGCCGCCGGCGCCGATGGCGAAGGCCGCGCCTATTCGCTGCTCTCCGAGTCCGAGAAGTGGCGCGTCGACGCCATGATCGCCGAGGCGGTATCGCATCTGTCCGGCCTCAAGCTGCTGGTGCTCGATCGCTTCGACGTGCTCGATATCCAGGGCCGCGCCGACCTGATCGCGTGGCTCGACATCCTGGCCGCGAATACCGAGATCGACACCGCGCTGATCTTCGGCACGCTGAAGGCACTGCCTGCCGATCTGCCGGCCACGATGGGCGCGCACTGGATCGAAGGCGGCGTCGTGGGAAAGCTCAAGGCGGCGGCGTGATGGTTGCCACCTTCGCCGCGGTTACCACCTTGCTGACGGCCGCCAAGAGTCGGTCAGAACTGATCGCGGCGGCACAGACCATCCAGCACGTCGGCTGCATCAGCCAGCGCGAGCGCCTGAGCCGGGTTTTCAAGCGCCGCTATGACGAACTCAAGAAAGGGAATTAAGGACATGAGCCACCACGGAACGGATCCGAGAGACGACAACCCGCTCTTGCGGAAGTTGTTGGCACAGGCCGAGGCAACGGGCGATCCCCTGAAAGACGCGCAGCGCAGGCTGCAAGGCGAATTTCCAGACGGCAGGCTGAATCAATCCGACGAGGGCGCGCTTGCTCTGATGGTCGGACACGAGAACGGCAAGGTGGTGATGCAGTTCGCGGCCCCTACCGCATGGATTGGCTTCACTCCTGAGCAGGCGATGGACATTGCCCAGATGCTTATCACCCACGCGCGCCAGGCAGGAATTGTTGGTGTCTACACGCTGAAGCTCTAATCCACGGAGGAAACACTATGCACCGCAAATACATCGGAACCAAGATCATCGCCGCCTATCCAGTCACGCCAGATGACCCGCGCGGCGACGGCTATGCCGTTACCTATGCAGACGGCTACCAGAGCTTTTCTCCGCGCGCCGTCTTCGAGGAAGCCTACCGCGCCATTGAAGGCGAAGGGCAGTCGCTGACCTTCGGCGACGCCCTGCACATGCTGAAGCTGGGCAATAAGGTTGCGCGCGCCGGCTGGAACGGCAAAGGAATGTTCCTGTTTCTGGTGCCCGGATCCACGTTCTTTGTGTCGCGCCCGCCATTGCTCGGCATCTATCCCGAAGGCACGCAGATCGACTACCACGCGCACATCGACATGAAGACGGCGAACGGCCAGATCGTGCCGTGGCTGTGCAGCCAGACCGATGCGCTTGCCGAGGACTGGCAGGTAGTCGAGTAATCCACCAACCATCATTTCCGGTAAGAAAAGGAGAAGTCCACGATGTTCCAGTTCAAAGAAATCAACGCCAAGCTGTCCAACGTCAATGTTCGCATGAAGCCGTATAACGCCGAATTCAGCGGGCGGCCGAAGGCCGGTCCGCTGGAATGACGTGTTAGGGGCCACGGCACAATGATTGAACT